AAGAATGTATCTGCCTTTACCCTAATGACCGAACTTACACAATTAAAGAAACAACCTGAATATGATTGGTTAAAATTGTCTGTTGCTCAAAGTTTGCAGCAGTCAATTGTGAATATGGACAAAGCCTTTACTCGTTTTTTTAAGCAAAAGAAAGGATTCCCAAAATTTAAAAGCAAACATAAAGGAACGCATAAGGTAGGTTTTCCACAAAACACAAAAGTTGATTTTGTGAACAATAAAGTTTCAGTAAATAAAATTGGCTGGATAAAAACCAAGATTAGTAGAACATTTGACGGTAAAATAAAGACTGCAACCATTGAGAAAACACCAACTGGAAAGTTCTTTATTTCAATTACAGTTGAATTGCCTGATGTTAAGGTAAAACAAAAACCAATATCCAAAACAAATGCGGTCGGTATTGATACTGGAATAAAAACATTTGCAACTTTATCTGATGGGACTGAAATAGAAAATCCGAAGCATTTAAAAAACAACTTGCAAAGGCTTAAAGTGCTTCAAAAACGTGCAAGTAAAAAACAAAAAGGAAGTGTAAATAGAAAGAAAGCAAATTTACAAGTAGCAAGATTACACGAAAGAATAGCGAACCAACGCTTAGATTTTTTACACAAAACCACTACTGCGATAGCCAAACAGTATGATACGGTTGCGTGTGAAAACTTAAACATTTCTGGAATGCTACGAAACCACAAACTTGCTCAATCAATTGCAGATTTAGGACTTGGTAAATTTTACACCTTGCTTCAATACAAGATGGCAGAACAAGGCGGAAACTATTTAGAAATAGGGCGTTTTGAACCGAGTTCTAAAATGTGTGGATGTGGAGCAATAAACAAAAATTTGCAATTATCCGACAGAGAATGGGTGTGTTCTGAATGTGGAACAATTAACCAAAGGGATATTTTGGCAGCAAATAACATATTAAAGTTTGCGCTAAACCCTAAAAATAAATCAGGGCAGGTACTGCCCGATGAGCCTATGGAGATGCTGGCGTTAGTCAGGTCTGTGAAGTAGGAACTGTTTCTGGTCGCTCTTTGCGTCCTTAAATGGGGTACAACGATTAATTGCTTATATTTGTAACGAGATTCAGATTTGTTCATATTTACACCTCATGCCCTACCACTGTCAATGGTAGGGCTTTTTTTATGCCTAAGCCCCTTGTGTGTATCTTTGTTTCAAAATTAGACGTAGATGTTATTTGAAGCAAGCAAGTATGCACACGGGACATATACCATGCCCGACAGGGAAGATGCGAAGCGTGATAAGGACTCACGCGAATACGCATTGGAAGTTGCACAATATGTTTACTCACAGTTTTCACGTGGAGGGACGTATGTAGATCACGATTGGTACGATTCAGTTACCACCAATCGCAACTACGCTCTCGGTATGCAGTCGCAGGAAAAGTACAAAGATACCTTTTTCGGCAAAGAGCAAACCGGGAACGTGCTGGAAAACATGGGTCAGGACACTTCACGCAAATCACGCAGAAATGCGTATGCCAATCTAAATTTTGATATACAATCCCCAATGCCCCGTGTTATGGATGCGATTATAGGGGCGTTATCCAAACTGGTAAACAGGGTTTCCGTTGATGCTACCGACCGTTACAGCGGTGCAAGGCGTGAAGAACTTAAATGGGGAACATACGTTGACGGTAAGTTCCGAAAAGAATTCAATGCACTCAGGGCAATGATGGCACTTCCTCAGCAGGACGTTGGTTACACGCCGCGTAGCATAGAGGAACTGAACCTGTATGAAGCCGAAGGTGGGTTTAAGCTGGGCTACGAAGAAGTGATGGAACGCCTGTTGAAATTCGCGTTTGAACATTCTTATTGGGATGAACACATACTTGAAAAAGTTTTGTTTGACTTGGTTACCGTTGGGTTCGCTGTTGTGGAAGATGTTTACGACAAAACAACAGGACACGTAAAAACAGAATACAGGGATGCACAATACGCCGGTGTGCAGTTTACACAGGAATCCTCTTACCGCAATCCCGACTATGGATTTTATGTGAAGTGGGAAAAACTTTCCACGTTACGACGGATGGGGTTTAAGGATGAAGAATTGTACGGCGTTGCAAAGATGTTTTCAAACCTGTATGGCAATCCAAATATCGGAGATTGGAACGCACAAAACAAAGACGGACAACAGGTGTACAATAGAGGTTATGATGCCTTCACCGTTCCCGTGTTTGTAGTGAAGTGGATTGACGTAGATTTTAAACACGAAAAAGAATACAAGAACCGTCAGGGAAAAGTAAGAACAAAAGATGTTGACGCAAAATACAAACCAAAGGAAAGAGAAAAGTTACTTCAAACACGAATCAAAACAGCCAGAGAAGTTAGTTGGGTTATTGGAAGCGATATAGTTTACGATTACGGTAAGTGTGAGTTTCAGGGTAGGGATGGAATGTCAGAACCCGTACTTCCGTTGCACATGGTTAAGGTTTCCGGTCGTCCTATTATTCCACGATTGATACCAGCGTTAGATCAGTATATGAACGCATGGATGAGGTTGCAGCAGGGTATTAGTATGGCAGCTATGAATGGCTATGCTATTAACATGGATGCTGTGTCAAATCTAAGCATGGGTGGCAAGAAGATGTCGCCTAAAGAGGTGTTGAGATTTTGGAGGCAAACAGGGACTTTATTCTTCAAGCCTACCGATGTAGCAGGACGTCCAAACCCCGGAATGATAACCAGACCGATAGAGCAGTTGCCCGGTGGTGCTGGTGCTGTGATAGCCGAATCAGTTCAGGTTATGGACTTAGCCATGAACCAGATTGAACAGTTGACTGGAATTAATCCTGTGGCGTTGGGTTCACAGCCCGATCCCGGTATAGGGAAAGCTGTAACCGAATACGCTATTTCGGGAACAAACAATGTTTTATACAATGTATTAAAGAAAGCCAACGACATTAAATCAGATACAGCCAGAGCTATGTGTTTGCGTTTACAGCACGTTATAAGACACGATAAGCGTGCGTATGATGCTTATGTCGATGTGGTAGGAGAAAGTGCCTTAGAACTGCTTAAAATCGCTGAGGGGGGCGATATTAAATATGGAATACGCACACACGCACGTCCAACCGAACAAGACGTAGCTGAACTGAAAGAAATGATTATGCTGTCGTTGAAAAACGGTAGGGACGGCAAGGTCGGTATTACGGAGGCTGATGCTGTGAGGTTCTTCTCAATGATTAACTCAGGTGCAAGTTTGAAACGTGTTGCCTTGTTATTGGACTTTGCAAACAGAAAAGCAAAAGAAGAAGCAGAAGCAAAAGAAATGAGATTCATTCAGATGAACAGCCAACAACAGCAGCAAACAGCACAGGTCAATTCAGCAGCCAAACGTCAGGAGGTAATGGATAAAATGCAAGCTGATATTGCTGTTGAAAACGCAAGAGGACGTGCTGATGTGATAGAGAAGGCGGTAGCTGAGGGACAAATGACATGGCAGGAAGCGTTGACTATGTTGGGTAATGTTCAGCCTGAACAGCCACAGCAACCACAACAGGAACAGGGACTTATTCAAGAGCCTGAGCGCGTGATGCCAACTCAGGAGGAAGTCGTGTAAGCCTTTTTTAAGGAATAAAAATTAACACTATATTTTTGTAACGCATTAAAGAAGAAACAAAATGGCAGAAGTAGGCAGAGAAGTATCAGCAGAGGAAAAAGCACAATTAATGGGACAAGTGCTTGAAGGTACGGCAAAGGAATCTAATTCCGAATTGCCAAAAGAAACACAAGTTGAGAAAGAAACGGTAAAGCCAACCGAACCGAAGGCAGAAACGAAAGAAGAACCAAAGGTTGAAAAGCCGGTTGACAAACCAGACCCCGTTTCGATGTTTAGTCAGTGGTCTGGCAAGGAGTTTAAAAGTGAAGAAGAAATAAAAGCGTTCATTGAGAAAGCTGACCAATACGACGGATTAAAGACGTCAAGTGAAGAACTCAATCAGAAGTTGTCAGAGTATAAAAAGATAGCAGAAGGTGTTAACCCCCTATCATACTTTGTAAACGAAGATGAGTACATTCGCCAACAGTTTTTGAAAAACAACAAAGATAAGTTAAGTAGCGAAGCTATTGATGCGTTGTCTTCGTTGACCCCAGAAAAGGTTAAGAAACTGGATGGAGCCTCAGCGTTGGTTACCGACCTTATGGTTAACAGTGGTCTTACAAGGGAAGAAGCCCAAGCCTACGTTAATACGGAGTACGGTATAGAAGAAGGAGAGGAACTTGATATTAGCACGAAAGCCAAGATGAAAATTTCGGTTAACGAGGCTAAAAGTCGTTTGTCGAAGATGTATGATGGAATAACCATTCCCGAACAGACGGATTGGGAAGCCACAAGAGGACAGTTGAAGGAATCGTGGTCGAAACCATTGCAAGCAGCGATTGAAGGATTAGACAAAATTGAGCTTGCAGAGGGGATTGACTTTGTGGTTGACCAGTCGATGCGTGAAGGATTGGAACAGGAAATCATGGCAGAGTTGTTAGTAAGCGGCGTTAAGCCAAGTGAGGAAGCACTTGCAAACGCTGTTGGTAACGCACGAAGCCGAATATTGGAGCGTAACATGGACAAAGTGGTTAAGTCGATTGAATCTGATTTAAGGGAAAAAATAAAATCAGAAGTTCGTGCTGAAATCCACAACGACCGTCCATTGAATAATGCTACCAAACCGACAAATAAGTCCGTTGACAGGGATACGCAGATTTTAAACGCATGGTAACGAAATTAAAAAGATAAATCATGGCTTTAGTAACAGACAATTACAGGGAATCTACCTTAACCCAATCGTGGTATGATTCAACGTTTAGGTCGCTTTATGACCTTGAGTTAAAGCCACAGACACTCGGTAAAATAATTCAGAGATACGGCGAAGGCTTGTCTGTGACTAACTTCCTTAACATGGCGGGACAGGTGATGCCGGTTAAGAGTAATACAATCACCATTTTTGAACAAGGCGCACCGACACGTCCGGTAACCTGCTCTATTGGCACATCGGCTGATGCTTCGGCTGGTGTAACCGTAACCTTTTCGGCAGCAGATGACTCAGACGACTATGTACGTGCAGGGTTTGACCTGATTGTGCCAAAAGCATACACCAACAAAGATTATGACGTTCCGTTGCGTTTGACCGTTTCCGAATCAACTTGGACTGGAACACCGTATGAAGATGACGTTCAGATTACAACTGCGTTGTCAGATGTTATTTGCTTCTTGGGTGCTTCGTCTTGGGGATATGGAACCAACCAACCAGAACCGATGGCTTCTGGAATGTACAGCCGTACAACCAACACTCGTATCTTGAAAGATACAGCAGGTGTTGAAGGCGGTGTTGTATTTCAGGAAAGCTGGGAAGAAGTTGAACTGTCTAACGGTAAAAAAGGTATTTGGACACGTTCACTTGGCGAAATGGACTTCCGTCTTGACGACCAGATTGATTCATTTCTGTTAACAGGTGTTGCCAACAGTAACGATAACCTGACTGCCGCATCTGTTTCCGGTAACACAGCAGCTATTCCGTCAGCAGACGGTTTGGTTAAAACAATGAAAGCGTTGTCACAGGAACAAACTTGGTCAACCGCGTATGACATTGATAAATTCAGGGCGATTAAAGTGCTGTTGGAAAATGTAGGTATTGTTAACAAAAACGTTGACTTCTTCGTTGGAACAAACCTGAACGCCTCTATTGAAACGTCAATGATTGACTGGTTGAAAGCTACTTCTGCCGGACACAACTTCTACATGGAGTTGAACAGTGTTGGATTCAATGTACGTGAGGTACAGATTAACGGTGTGAAGTTCTACATTAACGAACTGTCGTCTTTCTCTAATCCGAATAAATTCGGTTTGGATTCTTACGGATATCGTGATATGGGATTCTTGCTGCCACAGGGAGAATACAAAGCAACCCTTGAAGGTGCTGGCATGAAAGAAAACTTCCGCTTGCCTCACCTGACGTTGGGTTATCCTCAGAATAACGGCGAAGATCGCAAACGTATCTTCAAAATTGAGCCGGGTATGAATGGATTTGCTGGCATGGGAGATGTTGTAGCTAACGGATACGATGGTGTTAAATTCTACACCCTTGCACACGTTATGCCTATCTTCACTCACCTGCACAAAGCAATTCTTGTTGAGAAAGACGCAACCGAAGGAGGAGGTGCATAATGAAAAGAATAGCTTTCATATTGACCTCGTTGCTGTTCGCAGTTATTAGCTACGGACAGACTATTGACAACATTACCAATCACAAGGCAGACGTTGACGTTGTTCTGGATGTGAAGGGTAATTTGCTTGCAACACCTGTAACCTATTGGCATAAGTATTTTACTTCTGCCGATACGTTATCCAGCGTAGCTGATTCTACTTTTGCGTACACCTTTGCCATTGACAATTTGTATGACAAATTAGCTGTGTACACGCGTTTTAAAGTAGATACAGTAAGTGGTGAAGCCGCGTTTAGTGCTATCTTGCAAGGCAAGACGTTCTGGGATGATTCATGGACAGGAATTGATACTGCCTCGGTAACGAGTATTACAGGCGCAGATACTTCTCTGTACGTGAATTCCACAACTGTTCAGCCGTATCGCTTTTACAGATTTTATGTAGAAGCTGAAACAGACAGCACGCAGAACTCACTATTGAAGGAATTAGAGATTAAACTTGTGAAATAGGATAGGGGGCTTAGTCCCCCTTCCATTTTTTTGTAGAAGAAACTAAAATATGCAGATATGATTTTCTATTTAGACGAAGAAGTTAATTGGAAACATGGGCGATCTGACATTGACATGCAGGTCAAGAAGGAGATGGAAAAAATTCAGGCCAAGTATTTCTCACCAAACACATTAGGAAAAGTAACACTCATTTATCCGAAGGGACGACCGGAAGGAGATTTCAGAACATTTGGTGTTTTGAAGAAGTTCCCGATTGAGCTAACAAGCCCTGACGGTGTGTGGCGGTATTCAAAAAGCAGACCACGAATTAAGAACGGTCAGCGTGAATACGACGACCACCACAGGTTTGTGACGTGGAAAACGTTCTATACTGAAAAGGACATTGAGTTTGTGTGGTTCTTGGAATACAAGGCATCCGCAGTTCGTTCAGGACGTATTGTGATTGAGAACTTGGAAGAAGAAGCCAAGAAACAAATTGAGGTAATGTCAAGTGATGCTGACATTAAGTACATGATCATGGGTAAAACATCACCCATTGCCAAAGACAAAACACTCATCAAACAGGCAGCAGAGATTTTTGGTGTTAAGGACGTAGAACGTCGTAGTATTGATGAAGTGCGTTTAGACCTGTATAATACTATCCTTGACGGACAGAAAAGAAAAGACAGGTTTATTAACTTTGAGAAATTTGAAGAACTGACAGAAGGTAACCAAAAGCGCAAGGCAGCGTTTGTTGCACGCAGGGCTATTCAGGATGGCATCGTTGGCTATAAAGACAGAGCCATGTGGTTGAAAGAAGGACGTGAATATGCTGAGAAGCTGATGGGATTCAAGTCAGATGAAATTGAGGACAGAAACGAAGTGTTCATTCAGGAGGTGATTAACAACTCTAACATTAAGAGTCGATTGTTTGCAGCTATGGGTGAAGATGAAAGTTATAATCTTGACGACTTACGTGAGTTAGATCGACCGACGTTAATGCGAATGGCAAACGACAGGGGGTTGACAACCACGAACAGCGACAAGAAAGAAGATTTATTGAAAAAATTGTGTGAAGATATGGAATTGGAATATCAGCCCAAGTCTGCATAGTAGTTTCTTCTCGTAGTGCAAGCCCTGCTCGTTGGAGTGGGGCTTTTTTTGTGAAAAACGGTTATATAGTGTTATTTTTTGTTATAAATCGGGTGTTTTCGTGAATTTATATCTAAAAACATGTAATATAGTGTTATCTGGCTAAAATATGTTTTAAAACATATAAAGTTTGCTGTGTGATTGTGATTTTGTTTGTATCTTTGCGCATAACGTGCCGCAGCTATACGCTGTTTTTTCCTTTGTGTACTTAAAAATTAAAAACAAAACAAATATGAGTTTATTAGAACAGAAAAAAGATTTTAGCAAAAGAGGTGTGTTTGATGAACTATACACACCCGATGAAGCGGTAGAAATGATTTTACCATACATACCAAAGGAAGTAAAAACAATTTGGGAATGCACCGCTATAAAAGAAAGTAGGATTGTAAAAGTATTGAGAGATGCTGGGTATAATGTAATAACTACTCATATTGAAGATGGGCAAGATTTTTTCAAATACGAACCTGAAAACTACGATATGATTATTACAAACCCACCATACTCATTAAAGTATAAATTTTTGAAACGTGCTTACGATTTGAAAAAACCTTTTATGTTTTTACTTCCTTTGACAACATTAGAAGGGATTGAGCGTGGAAAGATGTTTGATAAAAATGGTATTCAAATGCTGATACCAAACAAACGCTTTAATTTTAAACCTGAAAAAAATAGTGGTGCTTGGTTTCAAACATCTTGGTTTTGTTTCGGGTGTGGATTTATTTCGGATTTGAACTTTGTGTCCTTAAAATAGCGTATAACTATTATATATGAGAATGTCGTGTTATTTCATTGTGGATCTTTGTGTTGTACTGACATTTTTTAGGAATTGCTTTTAAAATCTTAAAAGTTATTGCAATGGTTTCGTTTTAAGGTATGTCTGTTTAGGATGTGCCTTTTTTGTGTTGTAGCTGTTTGTGGTGTATCTTTGTGTTAAAATAATAACACAATGACATACGGTGATGTAATCAATATAGTCAACACGGTTTTAAACAAGGACTTGAACGGTCGTGCTTTCACGGCAGCAGAGTTTCAATCGTTGTTTAATGCTAACAGTCACATGCTGTTTGCAGAGAAGTTAGGACTTCCAAACGAATATCAGTTAAATGCACCGATAGCACGCAGGGGTGTTGGCGTGTCCAGAAAGATTTCACAGGAACTAAGACCGTTTCTTCGAAGGGAAACAAAAACAATAACAGGTGGTGCGTTCAGTTTTACAAATTTGGATGAAACATTGGGATATTTGGTTGCTATCAATCCTACAACAGTAACGGGTAGGGGGTTTGATGAATTAGAACCTGATGAACTGGCAGACAGGATTGGAAGTGCTGTTGTTGCACCAACTACTGATGATCCGGCGTTTGTGTGGACAGGGGCAAATTCAATAGCTATTTACCCAAGTACTATTACTTCAATCAGCATAACGTATTACAAGCAACCGGACGACGCTGTTATACAAACCACAACGAACTCAACAACGTTGTTAGAAGAATTTGATTCGGTGAACAGTTCTACGCCTGAGTGGTACGATGAACAGCTTGTGGAGATAGCGTATCGTATTTTAAGGGACGCAGGAACAAATATAGAACGGCAGGATGTTGTAGCTTTAGGGGAAAGGGTAAGCAATGAATAAAAAAGCATTAGTTGAATTTGTTCGTACTGCCATATTAAAAAGTGAAGCAGTAGCAGACAACCAAAAGACCGTACACTTCAAGCGGGTAGAACAGGGTGTTGGGTATGCGTTTGACACTTTGTTGGGACAGATGCCAATGAATGAAGATGGCAAATCGCAAGTAGAACAATACTTTGTTAAGCACTATTACAATCAACCTGTGTATAAGTCCAGCGGGTACAGATACGTTGGTGTGTCCGATGCTGTTGTTCCCGTTGGTGAAGGTAGAGGGGTGTGGTACGTTCAGCCTTCGGGTGGTGGCAAGCCGTTTTCACAGGCACGCAGGCCAAGTGTCGCGTTTTTCAGAAACCTCCCTGTTGGCAAAGTAATAAACGAAACCTATTGGAGATTAGGAAACATTTCAGATAACATACAGATAATATTTGAAGAAATAGGCAACAGTCCGTTTACTGACGTAAGAACTGTTGATTATGGAATTGTCAGGGCGTTTTCAGCGTATGACGATGATGAAGAAATCAGAGTACCCGGCGGTAGGATTGACGGGATAATGGAATTGACATTAGCTTGGATGGCAGGCGTGTACCAAGATAAAACTAACAATAATCAGTGATGAAAGGGTTTTATACAGCAAATCAGATAATAGATGAATCGCTTGCGGGTGTTCAGGATTTTGAACGCAAGTATTATAACGAGGCAGCGATGTACTTTCTTAGAGGGTTCAGGACTTTTAAACTGTTTCACGAAGCCGGGTGCGTAAAGGAAGCGTGGCTGCCAATAACTGCTATAAACACTGTAAATTATCCAGAAGATGTAATGAGGGTTATTACCGTTGGTGTATCTGTAAATAAAGAGTTGTTTACTTTCACGCGGTCTGATAAGATGATTTCACCCATATCAAGTCCGATAGATGCGGTGTTTGATACCGACAGGGAAGAAGATGATTCACTTGAACGCACACCGACAGACGGGTATGGGACTAAAGGGTCAAATGTTGAGTATTATTATAAAGACGAGCCAAATAAACGTAGGATAGTTTTAGGCAGGTTGGCTGTTGACCGGACACGGTTTGCTGACAGGAGTGAAGTTTTGCTGAGATATGTTTCGACAGGTGTGGACAATTTAGATACTACTTACATTCCAAACGAGGCTGCTAACCTTTTGATTTCGTATATTGAGTATAAGTTGGTGGAATCAAGACCCGACAAATATAGTCGTCCCTACATAGCAGATAAGAAAGAAAATTACAGGGAAGAGGTGAATATGTACGATGCGCTGAATTTACCGTCGTTAGATGACTTGGCGGATATGATAATGGAAACTTCATCTCAAAACGTAAGGCGCGTATGAAAGCATTAATGCCGATGAACGGCGGAATAAATAGGGACGTACACCCATTGTTGATAGACACGGCAAAAGGTGAAGTTTTGAGCAGGCGCAATTGCAGGGTACATTCGTCTGATGGGGGGCGTGTTGGTGTTAATGTGTCGATACCGAGCATGGTTTCCGTGAATGCAAATCTACCTTCTGGAACTAATATTTTTGTAGGATATGCAGAAGATAAGGAACGAGAAATCGGCGTGTTGTTTAACTATAATTCCAATGGCAACGACGGTATTTATTTGTTTACCGGAAATAGCGTTATTAATTTAGGTGTTCAGAGCGGTGTTCTTAATTTCAATCCTGAATATTTAGTTGATGCTGCTTTTATGGGTGATTGGTGTGTGTTTACGGATGGTTTAAATCCACCACGCAAAATTCGTGTTGGAAACGGCAGTTCCCGTGTAGGATCTGGCTCGTTGTCGTCTGTAACATCTGATTCTATTCAATTAGCACGCAAGCACCCCGTTGATGCACCTGAGTTCGTTGTAGGAAGTGATTCTTCGAGAAAAATAAACAAATTAATAGGAAAGACCTTTCAGTTTGCTACCTATTTTGTTTATAATGATTACACGTACTCTGTTCTGTCGCCTTACAGCAAGGTAGCGGTGAGTACGTCCGAGTTTTCAGCAGAAGACAATACCTATGAAGACAACTACATTGGTAATTATTTGTCTGTGTCCTATGGTTTAGGTGGTACAGATGTTCAGTCTGTTGTTTTATTGGCAAGAGAGGGTAACACGGGAAGTTGGTTTAAAGTTGATGAGTATGACAAAGCATCTACCGAAACAAGCAGGACTATTTCGTTTTACAATGATAGAGCCAGAGAGTTTATACCGATAGATAAAGCGTTGGCGTTGTACAGCGATGTGCCGTTGAAAGCAAAGACCGTTGTTGCTGTTCAGAATAGGATAGGATTGGCAAATGTAACAAAAGGGTACGATAAGACAGATTTTAATTTTTCTGTTGAGGTGGAGTATGCTGATGTTGATGTTAGTGGAAATTCTTCTGATTTGGATTCAACGTATGGGGTTGATGCGGGAATGAATATGTTTTATGTTTCTTTTAATGTTCCTGATGTGCCGGTTGTTGGAACTGTGATTAATGTTGGTTTGTCTCGGTCTTATGAGCAATACTGGAGTTCATTGCGTTATAATTTCATGCTCGGATATTCTTTTTCTTATATTGTTGCGGATGGTGATACACAAATTGATATTAAGAACGCAATTATTAATGACATAAATAATAATGCAGAATTTATATCAACAGACCTTGAAACTGCCACGGCCTTGTATGGTACGGATTATTTGATACAAGGAGTTGCTGACTATGGTGGATATGATATTACGTTAGCAGTTGTTGGGTGTTATAGTGCTTCTGGTGGAGATGCACCCGGAGTGACCGATGGGTCTTATAAAACAAGAGCAGGAACACGTGGTTCTCAGTTTACTGTTGAAACAGTGCCAGAAGGGGTTGCCACATATAAGTCTGGAAGCTATTATAACGTAGGCGGTGTGTTTTATGATGAAAGAAGCCGAACATCGGGCGTGTTAAGTCCACAGCGTATTTACATTCCGTCCAACGGTGAAAGAGATTACGCAGACAGAAATAAAAGAGCAAGGATAAAATTCACGCTGAACAGTCCGACCGTACCAAGTTGGGCTACGAGGTTCAGGTTTGCTGTTACAGAGTCGGTGAACTTTGCAGGTGTGTATCCGTTTGTTACGGGGAACACAGCAGGTGAAAACGCGTTTGATGATGTGTTTATTGACGGCAAACAAGTGATAGCCATTCGGCTTCCTGAGAATCTGAGCTATGAGTTTGCCAAAGGAGATTACGTTCAACTTGAAAAAGATTCGGGTTCAGAAATAACTACGATAGTAAAAACTATAATTGGAACACGTACATTGATTGATGTAAGTGGAACAGAATACTCAGGGTTTTGGTTGATACTTCCAAAAGGCGAAGAAGCCGTTGCTGATTACCTTGATTCTGTGGCGTACATATACAGACCGAAGTCAGAAGTTGAAAATCTAATCTACTACGAAGATTTCACAACCTACGATACTTCGGCAACAGGGTTTAATACGACAACCGGATATGTAGGAGAGGGTGATGCGTGGTTTGTTGAAAGGAAGTTTGAATATTTTAATGGTTCTGAAACGGAACCGAAGAAAGTAACTACCACTGAGGCCGTAGAAGATTTCTATATAAATGTTGACGACGGTATTCGTGCGTGGAGCAGGGGTCGTGTGCTTGTAGAGTTCGACACACAAGGTCAGGTTAACTTACAGGATTTCGTGTGGAGTGAACCTTATTTAGACAACACAAAAATAAACGGAATATCTTTCTTTTCGGCTGTCAACAGAAAACAGTTAGATGAAAAAGACGGACAGATACAGCGTATTAAGTTGGTTGGTGATGTGTTGAAAGTGATTCAGGACAACAAGGAAACGTCCATGTACATAGGCAAGCAGCAGATAAGCAATGCAGACGGCACGTTGAGCCTTGTGAACACCAATGAGTTTATCGGTACTGTTTATCCTATGCAAACAGAATATGGCACACGGTTTCCGTTGAGTGTCGTAAAGAACAATCGTGATTTGTACTATTGGGATAACGACAGGGGTCAGGTGATACGTTCATCTCCTAACGGACAGATACCTATTTCTGATTACAACATGAAATCTGAGTTTCTGCGTATAAAAAGAGACATTGACGATGCGTTATCCGTTGATAGCAGAAGCGTTGTTGTGTTGGGGCACTATGATTTAAAAAACGATGAGTTTGTTATTACATTTGATATAAGAGGGACTGCTGAATCGTGGGTTTTTAAAGAAGGTGCAAATGTTTGGACTGAACGCAGGGACTACACGGATTCATCTGGAAACATTGTTGATTGTTACGGCAACTTGGATACGCTGACGATAGGGCTTAAATCTGGTTATGTATGGAAGTTTGAGTCAGGAACGACGTACAATGTGTTTTTTGGCGATTCTAAGCCACTTTCTGTAACTGGACTATTAAATACCTACCCCAACGAAGAAAAGTGCCTCAGATCGCTTCAAACGGATTCAAACAGGGCGGCAAACGTTATAATTACTTCGCCTGTTACAAGTACAAGAACGGTAGGGCAAAAAACTGTGTTGTACCCTGAATCGTTTAGATTGAGAGAAGGTGGTTACACGTCGGCTGTGTATAGCAATATTTTAAGGGCAGGTGGCGTAGAAGATTTAAGTTTGATACATTCAGGCGTGGATATGACGGGTCGTTACTTTGAGATTACGTTTGAAGATGATGGAACGACTGAGTTTCAGTTACGATTAGCAACGGCAGGATTTACTGTTAACAGGTAATCTGTAAAGTATTTTGCTGATAATTTGTAAAATGTTTTGTTGATGAGGATTTGTTTTGTATATTTGTCATGTAAACAAAATATTATGAATAACATTAATGACAATCGTCTTATGATTCCCCAAAGGACAACAGCAACGCACAAAGTCATTGATTTTTTGACAAAAAGGAAATTGCATTTTGATAAGGTTCTGGAATATCCACATGCGAAAGGCGGTTTGATTGTTTGGGTTTGTACGAATACAAAAACAATAAAAAATTTTAAACCTATTGTTTGGATGACAGATGAATTTGTTATTGTTTATGTTTATTATCCCAATATTAATATTTTGTATGAAAATGATGCTTGTAGAGCCGCGTTTGATGGTGTTGGTTACGTGTATGATAATAACGTTCTTCATTTTGACAAGAAAAAAGGATTTATGTTGAATCAAGACGGTTTGTGATTTGTTTTGTATATTTGTAGTGGGAGATTTTTTCATTTCATTGGTTTTTGAGCCTCGTTCTTGTAACGGGGCTTTTTTTATTGCGATACATTAACGTTGTATCTTTGTGTTAAAAATATGGTGAAACAAGTCTTTGGTGATGAAATAGAAGTTCTTATTCGGAACGTGTTTAGTACAGATGAAGATTTGTATTTAAGAAGATGGCACGGAGACGATAAAACTTTAGACGGGCTTGTTCGCCACACCATGAGTTCTTTGTTTGATGGATTTGGTAACGTAGAAGTTTATTCTTATGGTGACGAATATGGTTTTGTTGCTGTTGATAAAGAATTAAGCGTTGTCAGGTCTTTTGGAATAAAGGTAGAACACCGCGATAAAAAGGAATTGTTCTGGGAGGCATTAAGAGAATTGCTTGGATATTCGTTTTTTATTTGCGTGTGGAGTGACAACTATAACGCTATTCGTTTTTTTGAAAAGAACGGTGGTGTTAAGTTTTATGAAGTTGATGGTGGAGTAGCGTATAAATTTAACACAATATAATATGCCTTTAGGTGGATTAATGACAGCAGGACTTATTGTGGGTGGTGTAACCGGATTAGCGCAGACTGGTTTGGGCATTGCCGACAGGGTAAAAGGATCGCGTAAGCTAAAAGAAGCACAGTCATTTTACGAAAAAAATAAATACAAGATACCTGAATCCGCTAAGGCTGCGTTAGGGGTAGCTGAACGACAGGCAAGTGGATTGAGGATGCCCGGTGAGGATATTGCACGTGAACGGATGGGTCAGGTGACTGGACAGGCAGTGGGTCAGGCTAAGCAAGCGGCAACAAGTTCAAGTGATGTTCTTGGCGTGTTAGCGTCCGTGTTTGGTAATCAGATGTTAGGAGAACAAGATATTGTAATGCAGGGAGCCAGACGGTACGACACGATGCAGAACCAATTGCAAGGCGCGTTAGGACAAATGGCACAATATGAAGATCAGAAGTGGCAGTATAATGTTCTTTATCCTTACAATCAAATGTTGGGACAGGCAGAAGCGTATCAAACAAGAGGCACGCAGGAAATAGGAATGGGTATGTCTGCGTTGGGAAGTACAGCGGCAGGAGCAGTGCAGGTAGCAAGTGCACAAAATCAGTACGATGCTATGATGCAACAATACGGATTAACACCACCCCAAAACCAATATTGGGGCAATGTTATGAATCAGCCATCGAGACAGGGTTTGCCGTCTAATAATATGGGGTATCAGCAACCTACGCTAAATATTAACTACAATCGTCAACCAATAGGAGGTTAATTATGGCAAACGGATTTGCAACAGGCGTAAGCAGTGCACCACTTGATATAGCATCGGCAGGACAGATATTCATGCGTTCTGCGGTTGAAACGCGTTTGGCTGAAATAGAAGCTAATAAGTTAGAGGTAAGCGAAAATGTAGAGAAAGCATTAAAGGCAATGTCTATTTCTACAATAGAAGGGTTGTCGCAAAATATGCGTGTTCGTTATCAGAAAGAGATAGAAAAATATCGTGATGATGTTAGAAACAAATTAATCAGCAATCAGGGGAAATTATCTTTAGACGATGAACGTGAAATTCAGGACGGGTTTGTTGACATTCAAAAACGTATGGCGTCAGACGTAAATCAGTTGTGGCAGTTAGCAAAAGCTCAGGATATGATTGTTAAGGATATTAATTCGTTTAATCCGCGTGCTATTGACGAATTAAGGCAGATGGAAGAGGCAATGGACAAAGGGGAACTTGTTGGTGACCCAATGACCGTTGTATTAAAAAACAGAGTACCTGCCAGCGTTGGTGATATTGTGTCGAAGTTTTACGGAAACGAATTAAAATCATTAGAGCAATACGCAGTTGGTGGATTTAGTGGAAATGTATTTAAACAGACGGAATTGGTTGGTATTGATCCGAAAACACAGGCATTAACAGAGAAAGCAGTTAATTTGCGTGACAGATTGTTGGAAGACCCGCGTATAAAATATCGTTATACGAATCCTGATGGTTCTCTTAACCCAGAGGCGTATGCTAACGAAAAGCAAGCAGTAGAAGATAATATTACACGTCTTTTGGAAGAAATGAAGCCGTATCGTCAGAGTACGGGACGGACGAGTACAGCCAATCAGGTTTTTGCTGCACCTGAACGGGGAATTGAAAGTGTAACGTTTGGTCAGACACAGAAAGGTCAGCCAATAGAAGAAGATGTGGAATATTGGGGTATAATATCTTTGAACAACGTACCAACGTTTGCTTATGGAGGTGGTAAGGTGTTAGCTGAGTCTGTTGTTTATTATCCTGTCGCAAAAAATAAAAACATTTACGACAAAAAACTAAAAACAAAAGATAAGGTATCCAAACGAGTAGAGAAACATAAGGATTTGATTATACCAGAACGTATGCTTGGCAATTTTGATGCTACTGAATACGAAGTTAAACCATTCGTGAAGTTGTATGCGTCAAAAAGCAACAAATTACCATTTGGGGCTACACGTGAACAGTTCTTTCAGTTTTTGCAACCCGGAGACTACAATGTACGATATGAGCCGTTAGAGGGAAACACGTCATTGAAATCGGCAATCGCTGGTCGCATGGGGAATAGGGGTGAAACATTTGTGCAAGAACTTGAAGGCATGAACCAGCGTTTTAGGACACCGCAGGCAGGTAGGTTAACGCCTGCACAGGAAGCACAAGTGGCTAAGCTGTTAGAACAGAATCCGGGTTGGACGAGAGAAGAAATTATAAATGAATTAGGACTGTAATGGCAAAGAAGCAATTAAATACAAGCGGAGTTGATATGTCTGTATTTCAGAAAAAAGGTTTGAATACAGAGGGTGTGGATATGTCCGTGTTTGATGTAAAAAAAAAAGAATCTGGCGACGAAGTTTCAGAGCCTTCGGAAGAACCTTTTTCTTTGGATACGAGCGTTGATTTATCGCAGTATCAAAAGCCGGTAACTAAAAAACGAATTCCAGATGACAAGGAACTATTTTTATCAGCATTTAGTGATGATGAGAAAGAAATAGTTTCTAAAGCGTTTGATGCTACGAATAAGTATTTTAGTGGGATGGGTGGAATGACACCGACCCAAAAGATGCGTGAGCTTGATAATCGACTAAAAGCTGCTCAGGCAAAATACCAACCAGAAGACATTGCTTCGTTTTCGGAAGAAGAATTAGCAAAACTTGAAAAAGATTATACAGATGTTGTCGCTTCCACTGCGTCTGAACTTGGATTGCGTATCAATGATGATGGAACTATTGCTCCGTATGAAGAAGAGTTGCAATTATTTAAACAGAAGCTTGAAGATAATATTCGGTTAGCTGAAAAAGAAAGTGAAAAAAAGGCTGGATTTTTTGAGAACCTGTATCTTAAACTTGGTGCTGGATATGAGAGTGCATCTGCTAATGTATTAGACCTTGTAGGGACTATTACCGGGTTGAATTATTTTGAGTCTTATAAAAGCTTATCAGAAGGGAATAGATATACAGCCGAGAAGTTATCATCACTTGCCAACAAGTATGACAATACGATTGAAAATTATTTGGTTAATGGAGAGATAGGCAAAGCAGCCGGTGCTGCGGTTAGCGGTGCTGTTGAAAGTTTGCCCGGTATGTTGCCGATTTTCATCAATCCACAGTACGGATTATATGTAATGAGTGGTATGTCCGGTATTGACAAGTATCGTGAAGTGGAAGAATCATCAATACCAGAATGGGAGAAATATTATAATGCGTTTATTACAGGAGCGAGCGAATATGCAGGCGAGAAACTTGTTACCATACCTATATTAGCACGTAGCAAAAAGGCGTTATTGTCTTTAGGGGAAAAACGTGGCAAGCAGGCTATTGAAAATGCCGTTAAGAAAACAGTAGAAAATAACGCATCGAAACTTGGGCGTATGCCGGAATGGGTGTCGGAAGGTTTATCAGAGGTTGCCACTGGAATATCAACAGACATAGTGGATAAGGTAACGATTAATCCTGACATTGAAATTGGCGGTCAGGCTGTCGATAATTTTGCTGTTGGTGCTGTGATGGGAAAGATTTTTGCTTTGCCGCAAGATGTTTCTGTTGCGAGAAACAGATTGGCAGCACGTGATTTTGCCAAAAAGGTTATAGATAAGTTGCCAGCAGACATGAGCATTGATGCTAAAATATCGTTAGGTTGGAAGATAGCGGAACGAGATGCTTTGCAGCAGGCAGAAGATAAATTGGATGAAGGATTTAAGGGGAAATATCAAGAGCGAATTGATAAGCTGAACTCCGAAATAGATGCTGCTGCGTTGGATTATGCGGGTGTTGAACGAGAGGCCGAACCCGTTGCGGAAACAGAAGTGCCGACCGTAGGAGAAGTTGAGCCTGTTGGTGAAATGCAAATACAGTTGGATTATTTGAAAGAACGTGGTGTGGAAGTTCCTGATGGAAGTAAAGAAGCTGATGTGGACAGATTGTATCGTCAGGAACGAGTGAAAGCCATAAAGGAAGATAACGCTGAATTAGACGCACAGATAGCAGAAGCACAAACACGGTTGGGGTTGGAAACAACGCCTGACGTAGAGATAAGCGATGACACTGAATTGACGTTGGAACAGCTTGATAATGGTGAACCTGTTACCAATGAGTTTTTAAAGAAAGCCAGCGATGAGTTGTATGAAAAGTACAATGAATTAGAGGCAATGAAGCAGTCTGATTCTCGTGTTTACACGACAGAACAGATTGAATCCATGCAAGAGTTTTTAGGTGAAGAAATAACTAAATTAGAAAATTATGCAAAAGAACAAGCAGAAACGGGTAAGTTTGTCGGCGAAACTGAAACTGGCGAAGTTACCGAAAGAGGAGCAGAAGAAGTTGTTGAAGTTAAACCAAAGATAAAAGAAGATGGCAAAGAAATGCAAGAGCGCGAAGGAGCGCAACAAGGGGTACAAAAACCCGAAGACGAAGTTACCGAAAGAAGTGAAGAAACGGCAGAGGCAGTTGAAGCGGCAGGGGAGGAAGCGGTAAATAAGCCTATTGAAACTAACAAGTCTGGAACGAACTTCTATGATCCAACCAAGTTGGAAAAAGAAGAATTTGATGTTGAAATAGACAGAGAAGATGTTGCTGCACCACAAGAGCGAGGCGGTGGCAAAATGTTTGAGCGTATTCGTGTGTGGTCTAAAAAGAAATACCCGAACAAAATCATTGAGGGTGGTGTTCGTAATTCCGTTGACGTCATAAAGCGTAATGACGGTTCTGTTGCGGTGGAATACAATAATACTATTGTTGAGGCAAAATCGGAACAGGATGCTATTGATATGGCTACTTCGTTTTTATCTGTACTGGATAGGGATGCGAGCGCACAATTGATAAAGCCCACCACAGCCCCACAGAAGCCCTCAGAACGAGTTTCTCCCGAAAAAGGTGTTACTACCCCACCGGCAGAGAAAGTGGCTGAAACAGCCCCTACGCAAGCCGAAGCAGCCAAAGTTGAACAAGGCGCAGGAATAAAACCAAAGAATGTTCGTGATGTGTACAAAGCGGGTCGTGAAGTATTTGGATTGAACAGGGCGCAGGCGTTGGCACAGGCTGTCGTTGTAGATAGAATTATCGGCAAGATAGCAAAACGTAGAGGTGTGAATAAGTCCAAAGTTTATTCTGAAATAGAGTTCAGGAAATCTAAGTTGGAAGATTTAAGCAAAGAATCAAGGAACTTGTATCAGGTCGTATGGCATGGAAGCCCCTATGCTTTTGAGAAATTCAGATTAGATAAAATAGGAACAGGAGAAGGGGCGCAGGCATTTGGATGGGGACTGTACTTTACAGACAAGAAGGCTATTGCAGAGGGGTATGCTCAGTTGGCTCATGATGATTACAAGGATGGAATAGAGATAGATGATTCTGAACTGAATAGGTTTAAAGAATCTGTTAATGAAACTATATCTAAAATATATGATTCTATTGATGCGTATGAAAAAACAAGATTAAGAAATAGATTTGGAGCAATATCTGATAGTAAAAAGAGGATAAAGTTTTATTCTGGTGAACTAAATGGCGAATTTATATTTTCAAAAACAAAAATAAATGATGATTTTGAAAGAACAGAACAAGATATTCCGTCAAATATAGATATAGAGGATTGGATTGATTACAATAATCAGCCCGCATCAGAAGAATATTTAAAAATGGAAGATTCAGTAGATTCATTAGAGGAAATATTGAATGATGTGGATATGTATTATGATGCAAAAAGAACAGTAAAGGAAGTTAATAATAGACTTCGTGATATTGGGAAATATGCAACAGGACTTGTTTTAAATGAAAAATATACAAAGAAAAACCGCAACCTCTACAAAGTAAAACTCCACGGCGACCGTTCTATTGATGAGTTTAATTATTTGCGGTGGGATAAAGAAGTTTCCAATGATGTTATTCAGCGAATAAAAGAAAAGGATAAATCTTTAGGGGAAAATCTTGAAAGATGGAGAGATGAAGGTGTTGTTCCTGCGTCTGCTCGGAATGATAATTTTGATGGTAAAAATGTTTATAAGTATATAGAGTCTTACTTAGGTTCACCTAAAGAAGCGTCCTTGTTTTTACTTGATGCTAAAATTGATGGTATAAAATACCCTACCGAAATAACAAGAAAAGGAACACATGAAGAAAGTTTCAACTATGTAATCTTTGATGAAAACGTAGCTGAAATAGAAGAACACATTAAATTTCAGCGTGGACAGGGTGCAAAAGGTGCAATCCAATTTTTAGAGGATGGTAATGCTATTATCCATGCGTTGACAGACCCGAATGTAAGTACACCACTGCACGAAATAGCGCACCTGTACGAAAAGTACATGAGCAAAGCTGAACGTGATGCTGTTTTGAAATGGGCTAAACACAAAGAATGGACAACAGAAACAAGTGAGAAGTTTGCACGTGGGTTTGAAAAATACTTAGCAGAGGGGAAAGCACCGAACACAGCGTTGCAGAAAGTGTTTGACAGGTTTCAGGAATGGCTGACTGATATTTATAATGGTATCACAGGCAGCGAAATTGACTTGGAGTTGAATGACGAGATGCGTGCTGTGTACAGTGCTATGTTAGGAGAAGATGTGGTTGGGGTAAGTATGGAACAGACACGCGCCAAACTTGAACGCGAAACAAAGAAAGCAGAAAACAAGGAACGGTTGGCGCGTATATTTGATAATGCTGCAAAGCTGACGGGAACAAGGAAGGACATCGTTGGCGATGAGCGTAAACAGATTCGCAAGCAGCTTATTGACGATGTTATTGATTACGTTAAGACGGAGTTTGAATTAGCGGGGCAGGCGTTGGTGGATCGCGTGAAGTCATTCGTTAAGGAAAACAACCTTCCGGTTGAAGATTTACAGGACAATGAAATAACAAAAAGTAAAAGTTATGCCGAAGAAATTGGAGAAAAAGTTAAAAAGCCAGTGCAAGAAAAAGGGACTGAGCAAAAAGAGGTGCGACAGGTACGTGTACGGGACGATGAGAAAGACAGGGTGGAAACCAAGCCACCAAAAGAAAAAGTAAAAGAACGCAGTTTTGGTAAAACGTTAGCCACAGCAGGCGGTTTCTTTGAACAGTTGCAGCATGACAGTCCCATGTTTTATGTGGTTAGAAGGTCGCAACAGGCCATTGAGTCTGCTGCTGCGTGGTTGCAAGAAAGAACAGAAGGACAGGCGTATCAGGAGTTAAAAAAGAAACACGTTACTTCCATTTCAGCAGATAGGCAAGATAGGCGTGAAGTGTTCTTGGCTTATTTAAACGAACAGTTGAACATGGCTGTTGCTGATAACGATCTATTGCGAGCCGAAGAAGTTCATGAAATGCTCAAAACGTTACGTGTTGTTACGTCGGAAGAATACACGCGAGCCGGTCAGGTTGTTCAGACAGCAGCCCATTGGCGTTCTGTGAGTCAGGACGCTGTTCGGTGGTCTGTGCAGCACGAAATAGACAGGCGCAACCAGAAAGAAGTTCCCTACACTAATGTTACGAAACTCAAAGAGTCTGGTGAAGAAGTGAACAAGATGTCGAAAGATGCGGGGAAGGACGTTACAAAAGATGAACGTGTTCAGCAGGTAATCAATGAGGTTGTTAACAAACAGAAGGGAAAAACGAAACAGACCAACAAGGAAAAGGCAAAGGTTGTTGCACAAAAGATAAGGTCGTTTAAATCGTCTAACTGGAATATTACGTTGGCTGCCGAGCCTATTTCTGCGGTCGGTATTGGTGTGCTGGACGGAGCGTTGGAGCTAACTGCAAAAACAGTTGAACTTAGCGGAAATGTCGCAGATGCTATTCAGCGTGGTGTGAAACACATTAAGCAAAGCGAATGGTATAAAGAATTAAAAGAGGCACAGAAGCGCAAAATTGAACGTGTCTTTGCGATGAATGTTCGCAAGGGGTTGGGTGTAGATAAGTTTTCCAAGTCAGAACTTGAAGGTTATCTCAAACAAGAAGTGAAAGATTTGGGACAAAAACTGAACGACATCATCAGAGAGCACTGGGAAACCAAGAACGAGCTTGGTGTAATGTTGTCTGAGCGTATTATAGCAGATTTAGGACTGAGTGAAGCAGACGCCAAGTTGTTGGAGAATACGGTTCAGGAAATAATAAACGAAAACATTGAAAAAAACATTGATGAGTTTATCGACCCGGAACTTGTGCCTAAAAAAGAAGAATCACGCAAAACGTTCATTGATAAAATGGGTAAACTTGTTATGCGTGGAGACTTGGACACTAAGTTGTTTAGGGAAAAGTTTGCTGAAACCTTTGGATTGACACCAGACCTTACGGCGCAACAGGCAACTGATATTATCAACTTGCATAAAGCTGTTGTTGAAACAGCGGATATGGGCATTTACGGTGATGTCGTGGCAGATAGATTTGCAAAAGAAGTTGATAAGCTTATTCCACAGACAAAAACTGAACGCTTGCTGAGTGGGATGGTGGCGTTAGACTACGCCAATATGTTGTTTGGTTATACGACGTGGTTTGTTAACATTATGTCTGCTGCTGCCAATATAGCGATACGTCCAATATCTGAAACGTTGGATTTTGTTAAGTGGTACAATTCTATTCAGACAGCACGTGAGCTAAAGAGTTTTCCTGTGTTTTTAGCTAATAATCCTACTGTTGATGGGTTCAGGGCGTGGATAGATTTTGCGAAAGGTGTAACACGCATTTCCCCACACTCTGTTATGGACACTTTGTTAAGTGGTGGATTGCGTGAAATGAACAAATATATCAGTCAGGTTGAGAGTACTGCTAAATTGCGTGTACCTGAATTGGAGAGAGAAGTTCATGGAAGGAACCGATTTGCTACTAAATTAAAGTACAAAGGGAAAACACTGGTTGACTTTAAATACAACCCGTTTAACTTCATGAAGTTCTCAGGTCGATTCCTTGTTGCACAGGACGTTGGAATGTTTTCTGCTTTTGAATCGGTTGAGTTGGCTGCTAAGTTGCGTAAGAAGCTGTTAAAAGAAGGTTTTAGTGAAAAAGAAATATCAGACCACATAAACCGTCAGGTAACAGGTGCGCAGTTAACAGAAGAACAAAAGGACAGCGTAGATAAACAACTTGAAAAAGAAGGGAAGGAAATGTCTAAGCTTGGAATAAAGATTGATTTATTTCGACGCAACAGACGGCGTATGGAAATTATACGTGAACAGTTCCTTGAATTGCCGGAAGAAGACTTGTTAGATGCGGAGAAAGTTGCCAAGGGACAAATCTATACTGATACGAGAGGTGGTGTCGTTAACAGCATTATGAGCATCATTGGTAATCTTTCCAACAAGAATATCTATACGAAGTTGTTGATTATGCCATACTTCCCGTTTGTTAAGATTTTTGCAAACATTGGTGATTTTGTTTTAGACACCGTTCCTGCGTATGGAACACTTCGGTATAGGGGATATTCACCAAGTACCATGTGGGCGCATTATTTAGCTAACAGAGAAGCCGGTATGCAACAACCTAAAGCAATAACAAATGCCATTTGGGGTAAACGCAGACCAACAAAAGAGTTGCCTTTTCTTACAGCGCAGTTAGGAGACAAAGGAACTCAGGCGAGAGAACGTCAGCGTCAACGTGCAATGTTTGGAAACTTTGTGATGTTACCTGCTATTTCTGTTATTGCAGGATTGTGGGCGTTTGGCAAAGACGACGATGACGAGCCGTGGTTTGATGTGTCAGGTGCAAGGTTTGACGTGAAAGACCAAGCACAGAGAGAATCAGTTCCAGACCGTATGCCACCGTGGACTATAAAAATAGGTGAATGGAGATTTAGGTATCAAAACAAACCGGGGTTGATGTTTCCTATGGCTATGCTTGGTTTCTATCGGGATATGCAACGTGCAGGCTATTCAGATGAAGAAATCAGGGATAGGCTAAAACTGATGGGACAAGCGTTTATGGGTTCTTTTAGTGCCATGACCGATTTGCAGATTGCTGGTGGTTTCAAAGACCTTACAGAATCGTTAGACCGCCTTATCACTACTGCTAAAGCCTACAACGAAGACCCGACAGCAGAGGATATTAAAACACGACGGTATTTGGAGAACTTTGGTAAGTATTTAGCAAGAAAGACTGTTACGCCGTTTACAACGTGGTTGCCAACTAAAAACAATTTAGTTCAGCAAACTATTCAGTTTATATCCGAAGAACGCAAAGAAAGTAGAAGCATTCCTGCTATTTTGGCTTACAATACAGGTATTCACCATTGGACGAACAGGGATGCCATAGATATTTTCGGTAAGACCACTTATTCTAAACCGGGTTTCACGCAGATATTGTATAAACCTGTTTTGGAGAAACGCGACCCACAGCGTTGGAAGGCGTTTGAAAAATTGTTTGAAGCTGACGCTGTTCCTGCTCCTTATTGGAATAAAATGGAAATGGTTATTAAAAACCCATCTGCAAGGAAAGAGGGAGAACCGATGTATGAGTATCAGTTGCCAACAGAAGATGAATTTTGGACTTTACGACAGAAGTCCGGCAATAGGTTTTACGAAGATATTTTGCGTTATCAGGACAGTGAAGCATGGGATATTGAGAAGGAAAAGTTTTCTGGAACATTGACACGTAGCCGCACTGTGTTGCAGGATAAGGTGGCAAAGTATTGGAATGATTCTAAAAAGCAAACAAGGCATTACTTGTTTACATGGAAAGAATTCGAAAAAGAAAACAAAGATGTTTATGCCAAGTTATATGATAATGCTGCTTTCCCAGATGTTGTTACCTCTGTTGATATTCCAGCGTTTGATGAAATCAATGGAACCTATATGTATGTAGATGAAAAAGGACAACCGACTATTCTGGATACCGTTACGTTAGGTAAGGACGAAGTGGCTGAATTAAATGCAATGGCGTTTCGTGATTATATTGAAATGTTAGGAGTATTGCACACAGAAGACGATGCGATGTTTAAAATTAATGCCCTTAATTTGTGGCAACAAGTAGTCATTCGCAACACACAACCATTTATTCAAAAGTATTACGATAACATGGAATAACGTTTGGCAATGCGTGATTAATTTCGTATATTTGCAGCGACTTGATTAAAATGTTTTTGAGATTGCGGCCTCACTTGTTGAAGTGGGGCTTTTTTTGTATAGCATGGTTAAGTGTGTATCTTTGTGTGAAAAGTACCAGCCCATGTATGACGAAGAATTAAGTAAACTAATTAGTGAAGCGAGAGAACTATTTGGCAAACTAAAACAGCAGGCTGAGGTAAACGAAAAGCAGATTGCATTGTATCAGGATTTGCTTGATAAAAGAATTAACCACATGGAAAAGACACTATCGGTATTCAGGAACATCGCCATTACATTTTTTATAACGGTGATTGTTCCGTTTGTGATAGGTGGTTTTACCATTAAGAACACCGTTGACAATCTTGTGGATGCTGATTTTGCAACAAAACAGGAATTGCTTATGAGTTTGGGGGAGGTTGTTGACCGGCAAACTGATGCACTTGATCGTGCTGGATATGTTGACGAAGCTAAGGCGTTTAATGAAAAAACTAAGGAAGGATTGTTGAGGATTTTTAATTACAAATCAAGAAGCGTAAAAGAATAATGGCAACTTTTAAGATTAAATGTTCAAAGAATAAGGCTCAGACGGAAATTACCGTTAAGCAAACAGACAGTACCAGCCTAACAAGCGTGTCGTCTATGGTTGTTAACCTTTACTCAGACGATCTATCAACGGCTGATAATACCTATACTCTGACAGCGGGGGAACTGGCAACGCTGAAAGCAGATGGAGAAGTGTCTTTGGCGGTGTCAGATGTTATCGGCAGCAGCGTGGCAGACGATTTCTATTCACTTGAACTGTCAGGGAATAGTGATGCTTATCTGTCCAACAAAGCAGGTATAGGGTACACGCTGACCGCTAAGGGAAAAGTTTACAGTAAACAGGGATTCGTTGATGTGTATGCACCTGACTTTCGGATTGACAGGGTGCTTCACACAGCGCACATGCTCGTTGCGGAGATGGACGCTATCGAAGATCAAGACCCGACGTTGCAGAAACGCGTGGATTTCACTTCGAGGCTTGCCCTGTTAAAACAAATATTGCAGTATGACTAAGTTTGAATACATAAAAGAAAACTGTGCCAGTGTACTTGTTCAGTACAGCAATGGATTGGTAGATGCAATGTTCAATGGCACGGATGAGATTTCGGATATACTGGATCACTGTTTGAGATTACACTACCTGTGGGGCGTGTTAAGCGAAATAAGGGAATCTGGGGGACTTTTATACGTTGGGGATACCGAACTATCAGGTGCAAGTTTGGCTTCGTTAAACGGGAAGATATGGCATTACAACGGCATATTTTCGGACGTAGATTTGTCTGATTACTCAAACGTGGTAACAGATGACGGAGATAGTGGAACGTGTGTGCCCGGAACTGATTCTACAACAGACGACCATTATCGTGCAGGAGAAGTTGCTGTATCAGCAGGAAGCGGAACTGTAACGTTTATTAAAAACGGAGTAGCTTCGCCGTTGGCAAGTTCTAATTACAGGCTTACTGTATATGTAAAAACAGCATCGGGATACGAACAGAGAAATATCGTTGTAAGTGCGAAGTACGCAAGCGGGTTCGTGTATGATGATGTTTTGGAGGCAGGAACACTTAGTTATGTAGCAGAATTAGATACATAGAAATAATGAAGAAACTTTGGATATTGTTTATACTGGTAATGGTTACGGTCGTAACAAACGCACAGGGGCTTGTGGAGAGGTACGTGCGTGCGACTGAAATTTTGCAGACGAATCTGCATTTTGTCTATCAGGGGACTTATACACCCGTTCAGGATATAACCTACCACGAATTTAGTGCGGACTCGCTAACGTGGAGAAAAGACTTCCAAGAAGGTGATTGTTATATTCGGTTTGCCAATACGACATCGAACACAACCAATCCCTATACAGGACTGTCGGGTTATCACGATGACTGGTGGGTGTTTAACTTCTGTACATGCAACGGAGCGATAAAAGAGGGTGGTGGCAGCGTTGACACCATCTTTGTGGACTATGGAACTTTAGTGGATACCGTGTTGGTGGGAGAATTTGTTAAGATACCACAGCCAGACACAATAACAGGTTCTACTGTGAACTATCAGGACACGTTGACACACACACACGAATTGGTTATCTATATAGGTGACAACGAAGATGTGGACACGACAGGCGTGGCAGATGGGTACGTGTTAAAGTACAATGAGATTACAGGCAACTGGGAGCCACACCCTGATTTGATTGGTGCAGGGGCGTCGGGTGAACTGACTGTTTCGGAGATTGATGACGATCCTTCGGTGGAAAACGTTGTTGAACTCGTTGTGCCGGCTGATCACTTGGAGAATTTAGGTGCAGGGAAAGTGTATCTTGACTTGACGTTAGACCCTGTGAACGGGGAAAATGATTACTGGCGAACAGATACAGTGAGGGTAGCATCGGGTGATACGAATATAGAATTTAGTTCACCGCTACCTGCCGCTGACTATATCATGGCTTCTCTTTATGCTGTTTTGGATAACGGTAACAGACAGGACTTACAGTACGATAGTTTAGCGACAGATGGATTTAAGGTTTTATCGGTTATTGATTCAGCGTGGGTGCATTATATTGCGATAAGAAACGTGGATTCGTTGTTGTCAACTGTGGCAGATATTGGTCGGGTATATGCGAGCGCGACAGACACTACGATAGGATACCTAAATCAAAGTGTGGACGATTCTACGATAACAGTAATCAATCAGGAGTTGACGGTAATAAACTCACCTGATGCAGATTCGTTGGGTGGCGTGGCGGCTTCTGCTTATTTGTTGTCTGCAAGTTATGATTCGACTTTTGTGTGGCTAAACACAGATACTCTTTTCGTGGGGAGCGATACTATCGTTGACAACATAATAGCGAACTACGACACCACTGGGTTTAGAATAGATCAAAGTCAGATAACCAATTTAGGTAGCATTGATTCTATTTTTACGTGGGTGTCTGTGGATACATTATTTCTGTCAGGGGACACCGCCATAGCCATACAAAAAGAAGCACCAGGTCTTGCTGACAATTTAATATTGGCATCAAAGGCTTACGTGGATAGCACGACTATTGGTGCAGGGGGTTATACAGACGAACAAGCACAAGATGCTGTTGGGTATATTTTGGCAGACACGAGACATGTTAGCTTTACTTATGACGATCCTACTCCTTATATTAGTGCTACGGTAGATTCTACTTATGTTACATTTAGCTTGGACACGTTGTTTATAGGGGGTGATACTATTTTAAACACTTTGATTGCTGATTACGACACAACTGGTTTCCTCATAACAGAAAACCAAATATCTGATCTCCAAAACTACTTGACGACAGAGGTGGACGGGTCAACAACCAATGAATTGAACACGGGAATGAGCTGGAATAATGGCACAAACACGATTGCGGTTACAGATGCGGGTGGGAGTGTTGATGCTGTTATAACAGGGTTTCTTGAGGCGGAAACAGACCCTATCGTTGGGGCAGTCAATGGAATTGTAAAAGCGAACGGTGCAGGGAGTATTTCGGCTGCTGTGGATGGTACGGATTATAATTCTCAAAGTTTGGATGATGTGCTGGCGATTGGAAATACCAGTGCTAACACGGCTGATTTTGACAGTACGTTAACTGTTCAGATGTTAAAACAAGACGTGTTAAGCGGGACAGAGACAGGTGATATAACCCACGATGTAATGAATGGCAACGTAGGAGCGTATCGGGTAGATAACGCAGGTGCGTTGGTTGTGAATATCCATAATCTTTCAAGTGGGGTTGGTGGTGTGATATATCTTAATATCGCTACTAATCCAAGCGGAATAACAGTCAACACATTTTCTGATGCGGGGTTAACTGGGCTAACAGAAATAGAGTTTGGAATCGTATCGTCAACGCTGAATAAGACCACTTCGATAGCGTTTGATTGTGTGAGTGATGGCACGAATACCTATGTAATGCTAACATACGGAGAATCGAATTAATGAAACGTGTGTGTGGCTTATTGGATAATAATCTATAATAGTAATATATTTGTAAAAAAATAGAACATGATATACAACGAAAACAACACACGGTACAAGGGAAGCATAGACATCGGAGTTGATACTATCATTCCACAACTGACATTGAGAAACGGCACGCTGGCTGACGGATATGTAGAAGCAGACAAAGCAGAGAAGTTTACTTTTCAACTATTTTCAGACGACATTAGCGACAGCGTAACGTGGACATTGCAGGTTAGCTTAGACGGAACTAATTGGGCGACAGCAAAAGATTCATCTGACACGGATATAACAGGGACACTGGTTAAGGATACGGCAACCGTGGAATCGTTCTACGTGCCGCGTAGAGTTTTGTGCAGGATTAGCCTGACGGTAGTAGCTCAAACGGGCAACGTAGCGTATATTATCAAACCGGGTGACAACGACAACTAATGAGGACAATAGGAAGACCACTATATAAGACGATAGGGCGTGTGATAGGGAAAGGCGCACATCTTGGCTCATTGTTGAACCATATACTAAACGCATTTGGATTATGGACTGAGGACGAATTAGACTATTTCGTCACTGAGGATGGATTGGATTATTTTGTAAACGAAGAAGCATAAAAAAATAAAAATTATGGCAAAGCAAAAATTTTCAACATTAATAGCTGATAACCAAGCAACGGCAAAAGCATTAAATGCAGCAATAGGCGCACCTGTAAACGTAAAGCATTATGGGGCAGTTGGTGATGGAGTTACGGATGATACAAATGCGATAAAGGCAGCATTGGCAGCATCTAATAAAGTATTTTTTCCAATTGGAAAATATTTGGTGACAAGTCAGTTGGTAGCTGCCGGTAGTGCAGTGGCTACAAAAGACGTTCATTTGATTGGTGAGCATTGCTCAAGACATAACGAAGATGCTTCTGCTGTTATTGTTGCTGATGTTCCATCTGGCACTGAATTATTCTTTATTGGTGATACTACTTATTTGACAGACTTAGTAGCAGGCGGAAATACCTGGAGAATAGAAAATTTATATTTTAAAGAGCAAAGTTCTGTGGCAAATCGTCTGTTTTTAAATTATGGAGTCAGAAAATTTCAGGTAGAACATTGTTATGTAAATGGATTTTTGACCGCTTTTGAAATTGAAGCATCATGGTCAAATAGCTACATAAAAAACACAACCGTACAGCAACAACGCAGCAATGGCATTTCTATACGAAAACGCTGTAACTTGTTTCTGCTTGACAAGGTTGGTATTTTGACTAACGTTGGCGATGGAGCAAGAGGATTGGACATAAGTAGCGATGGAGCAGAAACAAAAAATATAACTCTTAGACAAGTTGATATTGAGGGGCGAGGAAGCACTGTAAATTCTCAGGCAGCTCTTGAAATTAGAGGAAATGTTGGCCCAATAACTCTTATTGATTGTTGGTTCGAGAATAATATATATAAAAATCTATCTGTACTAAACAATCTGTCGAATATGGGGCCAATAAATATATTTGGCGGCCAGTTTACAGGGGTTCCTTCTGATATTGGGAATGTAGGTGGGCTGACAGTTTTAGGCGGATGTATTGTAGGGGCAGAATTGGTCGATGCAGATTTAACTATCAATAACACAACGGTTCGTGATTTTATGATTTCCTCCCTTCGCCCGGCGAGTGAAGATAGGATAACGTGGGTTGGAAATCCTCCGCAAATAAATGATTCTTACAGTTTGCCACCACACAGAATAATGCCAATGTATTCCGGCATTCCGGCTGTTCCAACAGTTTCAAGCGATGCAAAGGGCGTAACCGGGGAGATAAGGACAAATGAAAATTTTATTTATTACAAGAATGGTTCTGGATGGCTGCGAAGTCAGGGGGGTAGGTTTGAATCATCATCCGTTCCCGATTTAGGTTCTGGTGCAACTCCAAGTGCTTACGGTTTAAAAAATTGCAAAACTAAAAACACCGGAGCAACAACAATTACAAATATTATTAACGGTTATTCTGGTCAGGAATTGGTAATCGTTGGTTCTGACAGTGGCAACACCACAATAGACAATAGTATTAATATAAAGGTAAGTTCAGCAATAACTTTGGGAGATAACGACACAATAACCCTGTTAAATGTTGGTGGAGTTTGGCTTGAAACGGCGCGTTCAAATAATTAGTTCACCTTTAAAACAATTAGAAACATTCAGGGCTACTTCGGCAGCCTTTTTGCTGTCAGAGGGCGTTTAAGACGATCTGAGCAACGATCTCTACGCAAACGATAAAATATACCACTCAAATAAAAAAACGCATGAAAACAAGCGAAAACGGCGTACAGCTTATAAAATTTTTTGAGGGAACCCACGACGGAGACTTAACGAAGATTGGGCTACAACCGAAACTTTGTCCTGCCGGCGTGTGGACAGTAGGATACGGACACGCACTTGGGAAAGGCAGTCTTGAAGAACTGGCAAAGAAGTACCCAAATCTAATGACGATAACAGAAGAAGAAGCCGAGGCGTTGTTGAAGAAAGACCTGCCACGGTATGAAGCGATTGTACTCAAGAACACAAAAGGACTGAAACAACATGAGTTCGATGCACTTGTTTCACATACTTACAATACAGGTGGATCGGAAACGCTGTTCAGGTTGGTAAATGAAAGGGGTAACATAAAAGATTGGTGGTTGTCAACTTACATTACGGCAGGCGGTGTGAAGCTAAACGGATTAGTTAAGCGGCGTGAAGCAGAGTGGTATCTGTTTGAAACAGGCAAAAACATATCCTTTGTGTAAAGGTTGTATCTTTGCTAAAAATAGAAACATGAAGAAAATACTTTTTATAGCGTTTATGTTTTTGGCTATGGCTTCTAATAGTCAGGTCATATTTGGGTATTACGACAATTTAATACGGGCTAAGGATTCACTTATTGTTGACGTGGATTTTATGAAGTCGGCTGATACAACGGTTTATTTGACAGATGTGACGTACCATGAGTTCAGTTCCGATTCTGTAACATGGAGCAAAAATCCATCAGCTACCGATAAATGGATGCGTGTATCTTCGGATGCTAAGTTTACGTGGAAGGTGTTAGACCTTGAAGGATTAGAAAGGTATTGGTTAAACGATGGTGTCTATATTTATAACAACGAAGATTACGGCACGAAGGTTCATATCAATACGGCGTTAGTAGATTCATTTGATTTGAACGTAGGGGGTGATATAAACACCTATGGGTATATCTTTATAGACAAAGACAGCCTTAATCATACTAATATATACAATGGTGGTGCTGTGGCTGGAATGTACTTAGTGGCTTCGGGTGATACTGCCGTATGGCAGGATTTACCTTCCGGGTTCGGGGAAACCAATCTTGCCCGAAATGTGAATAGTCGTGGCGTTGGGGTGTTTGAACAAAAAACGGACACTATACTTGACTTTAGGGGAATAGCGTCTTTGACGGACTTGCTTACCGTTAATCTTGCATCAGAGGACAGTACAATTGATTTAGATTTGGACTTAAAGACAATCACAGCAGGAACTGGATTGACAGGTGGTGGTTCTATGGAAAATGATATAAACTTGGCTGTAAGTATCCCATCGTTGCCTGCCTTCGTGGACATAGTCGATAATTCTTCGGACTGGTTTGCGTTTTACGATGCTTCGGCTGGTATTCATTACAAATTGCATGTAGAAGATTTTTTAAGCGATGTTGGTTCGAGCGTGGACTTGTTTGTGGATGATGCCTTTCAGGAAACAAGTATGGATACGCTTAATTTAGTGGCAGGGAATAACGTGACGCTGGATTATTCAAGTCCCGGAAGAGTGGTGATTAATTCTGCGTCTGCACCCGATATTACACTAAATACTTTTATTCACGAACCCGATGCTTATATTGCTTTCTTGAACTACCTCTATTCGTATGATATATCAGAAGGTACAGCGTTGAAGTTAAGTAATGCACCAACGGCTGATTGGACTACCAATAAGTCCTACTCAGAGGGAAATTACATTTGGACAGCCAGTGGAACATCTGTTTATAGATACGATATAGAAAACGATACTACTATTGTTTTGTCAGCAGCAAATAACGAAATACAGTGGCTAATAGGTGCAAGTGATGGCATATACGCTATATCAAGAGGAGAAGCGTATTATATAAATAAGACATCGGTAAGCCCAACACCCGTGTTTTACGGAAGTACTGTAACTAATTATGATATAACAGCAGCTACGAGCGTTGTTGATGGTGATGAATACTTAGTTTTGTATAGTGATGAGAACGACAGGCAATACTACAAGAAAATCAGGTTAGACCATTCTGGGTTTGATAATGATGCGTGGACAGCAACTACTTGTTCGTTAGGAGATGATGTACATAATAGCTTTGGTACAGCAGACCCGTATTGGTGGGCATACGATATAAACAACGTTACTAAGGTGTTTGAATCCACGTCTTATCTAACAGCGGGAAGTGGCGATTGTTTAAATCACAGAAGTGATTTTAAGACCTATTTGGTTCCTTCTGGGAGAGGTTTTTTAGAGGGTAATACAGACGCTATTATAACGCTTGAATCTACGCCGGTAACTCCATTTTCGGGTACACCAACGTCATACAATATCGTATCAACTGTAACAGGCGATGGTTATGGGTCTGCTTCTGCTGCTTTAGACAGAGGGATTTATGTTTCCAGAAATAATACCATCGAATACAGTGATGATTATGCCTACGAACAAGCAATAAGCGGTTTTGTGTATGATATACATGCACAGCCGGTAACCATAAGCGTATTTAACACAGGAGTTAATGTTATTGTTGGTGGTTTGGGGTATGTGTATTTTCATGCCTATAATGAGTCCCCAAAACAATTCATGCAAAGACAGGTGTACGAAGTCAATAACGCATTAACAAGTGCTACCAAAGTTGAATCTGCAATCACGTTTGTTTATTTTGATAGCAACTACACGGCTGATGGTGACCCAAAACAACCGTATATTCCTGATGGATTTGATTTATTGTTGGACAGCGTGAGGGTAGAAAATGATATAGACACCCTGAATATGGTAGCAGGAGATGGAATTTCTCTTACTTATTTAGGTGGTAATGGTGGTGTTGAAATAAGTGCAACCAAAACAGACGTTGAAGTGGATTTGTCAAGTTATACACAATTCTCAGATTTGGATACATTGAGTTTTTTGAGAAGTTATACTGAAACAGATTCTATTTTCAATGCACATTTGGCAAGTACAATTACACCTTCTGACACATCTTGGTGGGGAACTAATTATTGGAATATGACTGCTACAGGTATTCACCATAATGGAAATGTTGCGGTAGGGAGTTATGCTCCTGATTACGGTGCTTTAAGAGTGACAGCTACAAGTGGCAATGATTGGATTAATTATAATTATCATAGAAATTCTGCCGGTAATGGTTTATATGTTGGATTAACAACAGGGATTGTTGATGAAAGAAAACTTTTAAGTTTAAATAGAGGAACTTCAACTACACATGAATTTTATGCGAATGGAAAAGTAAAATTTTTTAATTATGGTTCTGGCAGTTCTTTCACCGGAACAGTTGAAAATTATTTGGCTACCGATTCAAATGGAAATTTAATTATAGCGAGTGGTACAAGTAGTGGTGGTGATGATTGGGGTAGTCAGGTGGTACAAACAGATGCAACTCTTACAGGTGATGGAACATCAACCAACCCACTTAGTGTAGTAGGTAGTGGTGGAACTACTTTATGGGAATCTTCTGGTGGTTTTATTAATCCAATAAATGATGAAAATATTTTGATAGGTGGAATAACCTCTCCGACATTAAGATTTGAAAGCACAAACCAACCTACAAGGTCTGCAAGTATATATTTTGATGGAACAAATCTTAGAGGACTTTATTATGATGGGAGCATAACATATACACCATTAATTTACGGACAAAAAGGGATACAAACAACTGGATTGTTAATATCTAATTCAAGTAATTACAATGACGTTGATGGTTCTATCCGGTATAATGGGACTGATATTTTAGGAAGAGTTGGTGGGAGTTGGGTTAGTTTAACCTCTGGTAGCGGAACTACTTTATCAGAAGGTGCTGGAATTGATATAACTTCAAATATTGTTAGTTTGGATATTAGCACACTTTCCTCAATTACAGGATTTAATTCTTCCCCATATTTGCCTGTTTATGATGCTGTGAATTTGACAAAAAAAATAGCAGTATCGGATTTTGATGCTGATTATTTTGGAAGTGGAACAGCAACAGATGGTTATGTGTTAACTGCTGACGGTGCAGGGAATGCAGCGTGGGAAGCGGTAAGTAGTTCAAGTGGTGGAGCGCCAACAGATGCTTCTTATTTAGTAACCGCATCAAACGCAACTTTAACGAATGAGATAGTGGTTGGAACGGCTCCAAGTGGTGATTTAGGTGGTACATGGAATGCTATTTCAGTAAATGATAATTCACATTTACACACAGGTTCGACAATTAGTGATTTATCAGTGTCTGATTTAACCTCTGTAACTGGTACACCGAGTAGTTCAACTTATTTAAGAGGAGATAATACATGGGCAACTCCAGGCGGTTCAGGTACTGTTACCAGTGTAGCAGCTGGCAATGGTATGGATTTCACAACAATTACTTCTTCTGGAACTGTTACTTTAGGCATACCTTCAAGTGTTACAGTAAGCAGTACTAACAGCACTACAACTACAAGCCATACCCATGCATTGGATTTGTCTGGCAGGTCAGTTTTAACGCAATATAGTTTGACAGGTGGTGGTAATTTAGGAAGCAACAGAACATTAAACCTTGTGGGTGATGTTGCTTCTCCGGGAAATTCAAAATATTATGGAACAAATTCTTCTGGCACACGGGGATTTTATGATCTGCCTTCCGGGAGCGGGCCGAATTTAACCGTTCAAACATTATCAGGCACAACTCCTGCTTGGAATATGAGTAATGGTATAAATGCAAAAATTACATTATCAGGAAACACTACAATTACGCTTAGCAATGTGCCTTCCGGCTATTCAGGAAACTTAACAGTTATGAATGCAGCAACTGCTTATACTATAACTTTTGCTGGTACCGGATATACATTTAAAATTTCACCAACCCTTGATGCAAGTTCTGGTGCGATTACAATGTCAGGATGGAGTAATATTGACGTATTAAGTTGGTATTTTGATGGAACATACATTATTATAAATGGAACTTTCGGCTATGAATAAAAAAATATTATATATATTATTATTAATACCATTAATGAGTTTTGGGCAGTATAATTTTTTTGGAACTCATTCAAATAATCAAGTTTGGTTTCTTTTTCAAACAGCCCCACAATATATGTCAACATGGAATAGCGATATATCTTTTAATAGTGATGGTACTTCAATGTATGTTTTAGGAGGTGACTATAATACACGTATTTATCAATATTCTTTGGGTGCAGCATGGAATACAAGAAGTTGCACACATTATTCTACATGCAGTGTATCTAATGAAGAATCAATTCCTCATGGAATGTTTTTCAAACCAGATGGAACTAAATTATATGTTTTAGGAACAGGTTCGGATAATATTTATCAGTATGCATTATCAACTGCCTGGCTTTTAGGTTCAGCAACTTATGATGAAAAATATTTTTATGTCGGAAGCTCTGAAAATAGTCCAACTGCTTTATTTTTCAAACCAGATGGATCAAAAGTATTCTTTTTAGGACAACAAAATAAAACTGTTTATGTACTCTCACTTTTAACAAACTGGGATATTTCAACTGCTAATATAGAGGCTGAAACATATGATTTTAGTTCCGAAGAAATATATCCTCATTCTTTATGGTTTCATAATGATGGATTAATAATGTACGTCCAGGGAATTGGAAAAGATAAAATATATAAATATTCATTATCGACAGCATGGACTTTACCTGATCCATGGAATAGTGCAACTGTTACATTAGTAGATAGTTTTCAAATAAGCAAAGATGAGGCACGAGGTATATATATAAATCCTGATGAATTAAAATTATATACAGTTGGAGTTGGAAATGTTAATACATATTATTTTAATGAGCCATAAATTAGGAGTAATTGAGTGGAGAACTGGATTAATAATTGATTTGATAAACTTATATAAATAACACAAATAAAACCCCGACGCATGGAAGATTACAACGATAAAAATATTGATTCGGTCAGAGGCTTGGTTCGGGCTATCCGGCACAGTATGGGAAGCAAAACGGCGGCAGATTCAAAACTGTTTGCCGAAAAGTTCCATGACTTTTTAGATCCAGATATTTACGAATATGAACCGTTCGTTATTCCCGAAACAGTTACCAGGTTAGGAATTTTAAACGATATTCATTTCCCGTATCAGGATAAACAAAACCTTTCGGCAGCGATTGATTTCTTAAAGAAAAAAGAGGTAAACGGAATTTTATTGAACGGTGATATTATTCCAGAGGTAACAGATAACACGGCATGGGGCAACTTGGTAACAGGTGCGTTGTGTGCCTACGAAAATAATTGGAACTATGTTGGCAGAACAAAACCAGATTACTACGAATGAACTTCATAACAAAAATAAAAAACAAAGTAGTTGAACTGTTTCAGAAGATAACAGGTGCAGCGAAGAAACTAATCCCGGTTGGGATAAAAGTAGTGGAAGTGATAAAAAAGATAACCGATTCAAAAGTAGCTGACATTATCGTGGAGCTAACAGCAAACACAGATATAGACAACAAGATACTGGAGAAAGTCAGAAAGCTACTACCAAAGATTCTAAAAGAACTCGAAGAGTGGGACGATACTATCAACGAAGAAGAAGCGTTAAAAGCATCGTTGGCAAAGATTAACGGTTACAGCAAGGCACGTCGCAGCTTGTTGTACTTAGGTATTGCGACAGAACTGAACAGGGAGTTGACGGGTTTGGATTACCGAACCGCGTTGACAGCCACACATGAAGCATATAACGAACCAGAATTATTAGCATAATGGAATTACTATTTTTAAACATTTCGGAATGGGCAATGGGCGGCGTAGCCGTAGCTGTTGCAGGAGTTATCGTAACGTTCTTTAGAAAGAAGGGCGTGAACCTGAAAGCTATCTTTAGCAAAGCATCTAAGATCACTAAAGAGATCGGTGAAGCGTTTTTAGAAACGTCAGATGTATTTGCAGAAGCAGACAAAGCAATTAAAGACGACGGCAAGTTGGTTGAGAGCAGCGTGAAAGATGTGATCGCAGCAGGAAAAGAAGCTGTACTCGAATGGAAAGATGTTATCGTAGTTGTTAAACCAAAAAAAGGGAGCAAATAGCTCCCCTCTTATCATGGTTTTAGTAGCAACAGTAATTATCTTGTCAGGTTACTTGGGGTGGAAACTGTATGAACGGATTCACCTCAAGTAAACTTCGACGTAACCTTTCCCGTGTATCAATTCGTCCACCACAGCCGTTTTAGGTAGCGTAGAATCGTTTAAAATCTCTGAGAGGTATATTTTATCACCCCGATGGAGAACGTTGCTTAAAACGGCTGATTTGCTGTATTGTGGAAACATGTACTTAAACCCAATATCCCTGTCTTCTGTTGCAATTAATTCAGATATTTTATCCTGCCACATATCATCTATGTCGCTCCAAAACTCAAAACCTTCCGGTGAATCAATCCATCCAAATGCCCGTAATATCCACAAGTCTGCACTATAAACGTGCATAACATCGGCATAGTCGTCTTTTGCATTAGCCCAAAACCTGTCAAATACACCATTCTCTTTTAAGAATTTTTCAAGCTGATCTTCCATGTTATTTAATTTTATTAATCCAATTCATACTAAACCTAAATAAAATAGTTCCATCGTCACCTGTTATGGCAACGTTTTGCCCACCGTCAACAGAATATATCTCTGTTTCAACAAACGGTATATCGTTATACGTACTCCGGTATTTGACAAACGCCCTGTCGTTGTCCATACGAAAATCTTTAATAAATAACTTGTTTTCTGTGTCTGCCGGTATGCAGGCTATTATTTTACCCATCTTTTGTATTTTAATTTATCATTCTTCCTGTACACACGTTTCTTCTCAACGGCAATCCACACATCGTCGGTACGAAACTCGTAGAACGTGTTGTCTTGCAGTTTTAGATAAGTGTTCACTTTAAACCCCGTTTGCCGTCTGACAATCGTATCAATTTGGGCAGGGGTCATCGTGTATAGGTTTTCTCTGTACACGCTGTTTTGAACGAAGATGTGATACCCCACACCCACATAGTCTTTGGGGAACAGTTCTACGTGTACGGTGTAAGCGACCTGTGCTGTTGCACCCCAAGAAAGCAATAAAAATAATAGTAGTGTTCTCATAATAAATAGTCTTTATTCCACGTTGATTTACCTTTGCTTGTCCACGGCCACGTATCACGTGCTTCATCTACATTTCTGCTGGTGTAAAACAAGTACCACAATATTTGCTCGTAGTAGTCGTTATCGTTTCCACACGGAGCAACCCACCACACACAGAATTGCAACCCAAAGAAAAAAACAGAAAACTGAGGCGGCCACTCAAAGCGTGGTGTTTCGTATTTGTCCTTCCAACCTAAGTCAGTCCAATGTACAGACACAGGCCAACCGATAGCTATGTAGTAGTCGCGTACAATCCAATATTTGTTTCGTAGAACCATTGGCAGGTTTTTGTAGATAGAACTCTGTTTATCACGCAGCCACGATCTTCCGTGTACGTGCTGTTCGTATTCTTCGTGTGTTCTACGCTTTAGTTTGCGTATAGATAATATACGTCCGTTGTACCACCACGGGAACATATACGGTGTGCCGAACTGTGCTTTGCCGAAGTAGTACTTTCTTACAGGCTGTTTGAACACACCCCGGATTGCTTTCTTTATTTCGCGTAGTTTCATTTTATTTCTTTATCGTAATCAAACTCCTCTGGAAATCTTTCATTAGCCCACAATACGGGTTTATTTAAAATAGCATCCTTCATTTTGTTCAATGCAAATGTTAAGTCATCAATACAGCTTCCAGCCACACTTGCAGGTTCCTTTGAATAAGCATACGGAGTACCATCTTTCTCGTAGTGTACTTCGTGAACGGAGAAAAAGTAATCGTCTTTGTCCGGTTGTACCATCATTCTGTAATTCCAACTCATTTCTTAAATATTTTATTAAACAACTTTTTTATCGGATTGCCTGTTTTCTTAAAGTCTGCCTCAGTCAATTCTTTGAACTCAAACCCGTTCTGCCGTGCTACCCACTCGCAGTACTCATAAGCATCTTTAAAGTCCTGTGGTGCTTGCCTCAGCATTATTTCACGCAGAGTGTTACTCATAACATCGTCGCCGTCTGTGGCGTCGCTAAACCATCTGCTGAACGAACCAAGAACATCGCTTACCTTAAACCCGTAAACGTTCTTCCAGTTCGTAGATTTCTTCGTCTGTGAATCTTTTTTCTTCATCGTCAATTATAATTAAAACTTCATAAATATCTGCCCACCGATTGATAAGCGACGTGTCCGGTGGTGTCCAGTAGTCGCCCATGTCGTGTTTGTAGTCTGCGTATATTCCACCTGTCAAAAACACTTCTGCGTCTGCAAACACTATTAGTTCTTCATTCCATTTAAAGTTGTCCCCGCAGTAGTTTGTTTCAATAACGTACACGAGGTTCTCAAAAGTGTATTTTAAGCGTGTTTTTATCATACGTGGTATATTTTATCGTTTCAACTGAGAAAGTGGCTCAAAACGGCTTAAATTGCGTCTGGAGGCCTATTGTGACTTCTTCCACAACCAACAAAGACCAACACCAATACATACAATCCATGTTACCACCCAGACCCAAACAGGAGGGTGCAGGAACAGGCAGGCAATAAACCCTAAAACAACTGGTATTAAAACAAAAGATAGTGGCTTCATAATATAAATTTTAAAAGTTGAGCCGGATAGAGGAATCGAACCCCTGACGCTGTGAGTACAAAACACATGCTCTACCAACTGAGCTAATCCGGCAAAGTAGCGGGAGTGGGAGTCGAACCCACTATCTCTGGCTTATGAGACCAGAATGATTTTCCGTTTCACTCCCCCGCAATGTAAATAACTTCAACAAAGATACTAAATATATCGCAAACTTTCAAACCAATTTGGATGTTCTATAACATGTAATTCAGGTTTTTTGTTTGTAAGCACAACCGGGTGGCGACGCTGAATGAACTCAAACAACCCCTTCCTGCTGACCACGTGTGAACTTTTTGGTGTCACAATCCTCATCCTGTCGTCTAAATAATTGTCTGCTTTCTCCACTAATTTGCAGTCGTACCCAAACGATGCTACAAAACTTGCCCTGTATCGTGTCAGCGGTGATATTAGTTCAAATTCTTCTTTCATATTGTTATTCTTAATATCGTTTCTTGTTTGTGTGCCTTATCTACTGATTTTGGATTATAGGCATCTATCCAGTCTTGTGTCGGGTATGGTTCGATCCCTGATACGTCCTGCAAATCAACCTTAATAGAATCAATTCTGTCTCCGTCAAACACGATGTGCAGATTTTGGCTTGCCCTGCTTACAAGTAAAAGCGCATCTTCTGAATAGTTGTTTGAACCACACACGGACGAATTGCGTGCATACATATCAGCTATCATTGCTTCGTGTATATGCCCCCAGATAACAAAGTCAATCGCAATGTCCTTAACGGCGTACTTTCGTATCAGCTTGCTAATGTCTTTGGATATATCCTTTCCTATTTGGTGTCCGTGTACAAGTAGAAAGTTTTTACCGTTAACATCAACTACTTCTTCATATTTGTCGCATAGTCCGAGAAACGATATACCATCGCTGTCTTTTAGCTTATATCGCAACACGTTGAAAATTGTAAAGTCATAGTTGTCGGATACGAGTTCGTTGCTCCAGTTGTACTCTTTTCCTGTAACACGGGATTCGTTGCCGTTTATTCCAGCTACGTGAACGTTGAAATGTGTGTTTAAGTGAAGGATCGCGTGTTCCAGTATTTGTACAGAAATAAAGGTAGCTTTAGACCTGTTGGTAGCCATTGACACTAATTCATCCAGCCTTCTGTCGCTGTTCATCAAGTCCCCACCTAAAAATACAAACACATCGCTTACATTATACAGGTTAAAGTAATTTATGGCTTCTGAAACCAATTTGTGTATGCGCTGTGATGCAACCGTGAAGTCGTACTTATTCCCTTTAATGTTTATCAGTTCGTTAAAGTGGGTGTCTGACAACTGAATAACACCAACGGCGTCTCCAACTACATCGTGATAAACTGTTTCCACTTTGTACGGATTATCATCGAATATACGCATCAGTTCTTTTGCGTACTCTGAAACAGCATTTTCCACTCTGGCATATTCGCGGAAAGACTTGCGTTCTATCCTGTTTATATCCATCATGTGCTGCTTCTGTTTTTGGTATCGCACGTTTTGTTCCACCAGCGACTTGTCTGTCTCAAACATGTTCGACACGTAGTCTATATTTTGAACAAGCCACCAGTAGTATCCTGCTATTCGTTCACCCATGCCGTACTTTTCAGCAACGGTATGCCTTGACGACATTTGGGGGTCGTTAAGGATTTGTTGAAACAATTCTTGGTTAAAATCCATACTTATAATCTATTAGTCCACTTTAAGATATACTCATCCAGTTCATCGTGATATGGCTTACGCCAACTGTCAGTGTGCAAATTTAAGTCAAATAATACAGCGGGCATATTAAAGCGTCCTTTGTCCCTTGCAACACGTTCTTCACCAACCCTGTCAATACGTTCAGACGTTCCACAACGTACACGTATGGTTTTTATGTCGTACACTTCACCGTAGTTGGCCTTTAACATCTGCAATCCGTGTTCGTCTATTACATAGGTGTTTTCTTTTTTCACATCGGATTCCCTGCAACAATAGCGGTGTTTACCGAACTCAGTAAACGCAATCATGTCGTCAAACGTGTCGAACTCTTCATCTGAAATAAATGTGTGTCCATCTTCGTCGGGTGTGCGTCGTGGTCGTGTGGTGTAACTCTGAATCAGGTGTATCCCGAAGGTGTTCCGAATGTATTCCGCAAGTGTGGATTTACCTGAACCGGACTCACCTACGATAGCTATCACTAAAGGTTTTCTGTATGCCATCCACTGAACGTATTTGTCAGCGTGTTTCCACCCTCTGAACCCACCCATGTTTCGATCATCAATGTAGATGTCAGCAGATAGCTTTCGTGTGTCCATACCGTACCGTTCTATCAGTTCTGGCGGGTTTTCGTTGAGGTGGTGGAACATTATACTGTTTGCGTACAAAAAGTCCTTACAGCGTTCTAAAAACACCCCTGCACGGCACGTGTTGATAAGTATCGTGTGCCCCTGATTGTACCACTTGTTTATCGTTTCTTTTGCCCCTGTCATTAAGTTTCCAATGTCGGGGTAGTTCTCGACTACGATTACACCGTCGAAGTCAACGGATATGATTAGTTTCTTCATTTCAACAACTGTTTAAGATTACCAACTCCAAGTTCACGCATTTTTTCGATATACGTTTTCAGATTCTTGTACGCTTCCTGACCTTCCGGTGTAGGATTCCCGTTCCCGTCAACAGGCATTTTAAGCACGTTTAACACGTTGCTCAGTTTATCCAAATCGCTTACACGCAACTTCTTAATCCCCAAGTACTGTATTCCAATTTCGTGTAAGATATACTGGTCGTTGCGTTTTGTTGTTTTAACCACCGCACAATTGTATCGAAACACATGAAACCCTTTCTCTGTGTATTGTTCCTGAAACGTAATGTCGCTTTCGGGTAGGACAAACCCCTGTTCAAGCAGCGTTTCTTCCAGCACATCGTACCATTCCCCTATGTCAGAGAAGTCCATCGGTGTTTCGGGGCTTAACCTTTTCAATTCATGTGCCGGAAACCACGCTATTTTGCCTTTTATGTATTCAGCCATATTAATCCTTTTTTAACGTATTCTTCAATATCCCTATACTGCAATGCTTCTGTAACTTTATGTTCCTGATACTCCTGTTTTTTGTCTGACCAGAAAAAGTACGTTTGTTGTTTTACTTTGTACTTCGGGTTGGAATAAAGGTCAGGTTCAATAAAGTCCCAAAAATCTATTGCTCGTCGCATAACCTAAGTTTTGCTTCATCCACGATCTGATCCCAATGTTCGTCAGTAAGGTTCTCTTTAAACACTTTTATTATCATGTTGTTCAAAGATTCTTTTTCGTCTTTGATGAGGGTAATTTTCTTTTTAATAAGGCTGTAAAGATTTCCCTGCAACAACTTAGCTTTACGCATCTTGTTGTAGTGCGACCTGTCCTCGTACTCACCTGTGTCCTCGTAGTACTGTTGCGCGTTTAACAACTGCATGTCAATAGCAGTAACGTCCATCTGTTGTTGCATTAACCATTCTTCTAACTGTAAAAGATTATCACAGTTGAACACGTCTGTTGACGTCAGACCCATACTTTTATTTTCGATTACAAACATACTCTTTTAAACTAATATAGTTGTATTTTAATTTACTACTCCCTTTTTTGTCGCCTACCTTGTAAACTTCACTTTTCACTACTGACTGCGGTGTAAATGTCCTTGCGAATATACCCTTCTCTGTTAACGACACCACCACTTTTTGAACGTACACACCCTGACTTAGAAGCCACTTCTGATTGATAGGGAAAGTTATGGCAGAAGTGTTATTCCTGCCAATAAACTCTCCCTTCACATCAATCAACGAAGAACCCTGCTGAGCAAAAAATGGTATAAAACTGTCATGTGAACTCTTTCGATATGGATAAAAGTTATTCGGATACACGCCGCCTTCCTGCCAGTAAAACAACCCGTGTGCGGATTCATCCCACGTAACGTCAAAATCGGCTGTATAAGCGTGTTTCTTCGCCAAGACAATACTTTTATCAACTTCATCATTTCGTTTCGTTACAGACGCTCCTACACACCTCTCAGGGCTTAATTCAAATGATTCCGGTTGGTAGATTATCTCGGTAATGTATCCTGCATCTTTTAGCTCCGTCAGGTATTCAAAGAACATTTCTTCTTCACGACTATCCATTCCACATCAATTTTTCGTATTCAATCATTGTCTTATCTGTAATCCGAATGTTAGCAATGTCGTGTACACCTAACCGATAGATGTTTTCATCGTATTCAGCGAAGATCACATACACACCGGAAACAGGTGTGAATACGTCGTGATACTCTGCAACTTCTTTACCGTTTTCGTCTGTGGTTTTACCCGCGTATGCCTTATCACCCTTTACGTCTGTGAGTTTGATAACATCAAGAATCACACCGTCCACGTAATACGGTTCGTACACAACTGAACCTATTTCATAACCTAATTCTGCATCAATCTCAGGATCGTAGTCCCGTTCACGATATTTTAGTGCTTTGCCTCTAAGTGGAAACATATTTCAACATTAAATTAGATAAAAATTCACAATCAGCAACGACTTGTTCTTTAGCTTTTTCAAGTCTGCTTTCAATCAATTCAAACACTTTCTTGTCTGGCTCAACAACAACTTCCAATGGTGGTAAATCAGGATGATAGGAAAAAAACACATTATAATCCCTTTGGGAAGCCCACAGTTCAAACTGCATTTGTTTAAAGTAGTTGTTCGGAACTTTTCCTGACTTTAGGTATCCAACCTGTGTATTGAATATAGGACACTTAATTTGTAGCAATCCGTCATCGCCAATAAGTCGGTCAGGACTTACCACAACCCAATCATCCACCTCTATAACACCAATCTTTTGTGTCGAACATAAATGCAATGCCTCGTAATATTCAACAGCTTCTTCTTCCATTTCAATACCACGCTCCATGTAACCATTGCTAAAAGACTTACCATCTGTTTTTCTGCCGGTAAACCGTTCCTCCACAATACGACTAATTAAACTGTTGTAGCCAGCGGTGTTCTCGCCCATTAGTAGATTATCTGCCACAGATGCACTGAACTTTCCGTATTTAATCTCATGCCATTCGGGTGTTCCCTGTTCTATATCAAATCTTAAATTCATACAAGTTTCTTTACAATTTCTTTTTCAACGGCTGCGTCAATGTCGTAAAACTGTTTTAATTCGTCCATTGTCTTACCGCTTTTTATGAATTTTACAGCATCGTCCACCTTTTCTTTTGGCAGTTTGATTTGCTTTCTTTTGGGTGCAGACTCAAGGGAATCATTGTCCTTCCCGTCGTCAATACAGAATAATCCATTTAACGCATACTTTCTGGCATACGACGAAGATGCTCCCGTAATTTGACTGGCATCCATTCCCTTTCTGTCTTCCGGGTGCATAGCAAATGCTGATACGCTGTGTGTAAACGATTCGTGTTGAAACGTTGCAGTAGCTTTAACGAATATCTTACCACCAATCTCAACAACATCATCAGTAAGCGTCAACAACGCACCGTTCTGTGTACACAATGGTTTGGCGGCCTCAAGTATATCTTCTGCTGAACGATACTTATAATTACCAAATTTATTGAATTGGTTCTTTGGTGCTTTTAATGTTCTTTGTATTTCAATTAGTTTTTCCATATCTTTTACTTAAAAGTTCTTTCACGTTACTCAGAAAGTTTTCGTGTGCTTCGTTAACAAAATCCACACACTGCAACCAATCTTTGTTAATATATTCCTTCACACCTATTTCAGCGATCTTTTGGCTTACTTGTTCGTAGGTAGCGTAGTACCCGACAACAGGAAACGATTCATTGCCAAAGTTCTTGCTGTTCTTGTCCTGTACCGTTCTTTTTTCGTACAACGTAAAGCAATCTGGGTCGCTGTCGATGTACAAATTTTCTGTTAGCTTTTTCATTTCTTTAATGCTTCATTAAAAAACACATCTGCCACACGAATTAGTTGCTGTGAATCAACTTTTTCTGCTCCTGCAACCTTAGCTGCGTTGATAGCCGAATCAAGACAATTCACCCATAAGGCGGGTTTAAACGCTGTACGATGCTCTGTAACTGCCTGTTGAGGTGGTTGATGAGCAGGTTGTTGTGGTGCAGCCGAACCACCGCTGAGTATCATTGAACTTTTAGTTACGATACTTTTGTACCCGTTCTTTTCTTCAAGAAGCAATTCCACTTCCTGACCTTCTTTCATTTTGTTGCCGTTTTTATCCACAGGCCACACTTCGCCGTTCTTCTCGTTGGCAAGTCCATTGTACCACTCACCGTTAACCTGAACTCCGTAACCAGCGAATTTTCCGTACTTACCTTCTTTCGGTTCTTTAACGTTAATCTTCTGAATGATTCCTTTTACTAAATCCATAATTATTGTACTTTAATTTTGTAATAGTTTCCTCCTGTAATCGTATCTGCCAACTGCTTCCAGCTACCGTCGAACTGTTTCGTTGGTCTTACTACCTGACTTGACTTCATGTCAGCGTCAAAATAAATCGTCAACGCCTGCGAATGAGGCGCACTTTTGTCTGATACCATGATTTTATAATTTAAAGTTATTTTTTAATCTTCTTTGTTTTTCCAATATTATTCAGCAGAAGTTCGTCTGCCCGTTCTCCGTAATTCATTATTAAAAAATTCTGACAGTTTTCGTTGAACTGAGTTAGCCGTTGTAGGCTCATTCCTGCTATGCTCTCTACCTCAAAACTGTCCGGTAAATCGTTGACCAATGCAAACATTTTTTGCAGTTCTTCTTTGGCTTCGTTTTCCCCCAATCCACTAAGTTCAGAGAACGTTGGAACAATGCAACGATGAAAAAACGAATTAGACCGCAACCACTTCTCATATTCGTCTGTTCCTTTTTCCGGTTTGTGTCGCACTGCCATCAGGAAATAAGGATATGGAACCTGATCTAACTCCTGCTTTGCATCGTGTTTATCCTGTGGGTGTGCAACGTACTTACGCATCATGCACAATATCGTTTGGGTCTGCTTCCTTTATAAGATTAAACTGGTATCGCCTTACGGCACATTCCATTAATCCATCTATCGCTTCTCCAACACGTCTTGATGCGTAATCTTCCCACGGTTCAACGCTGTCGCCATCGTTTACTTCTCTCGGTGTGGCTGCCGCCAACATCATCAAGTCATCACGATACATTGTTATTAAGGATTCTTCTTCTTCCATAAGGTGTTCAACATCTTCTGGCACAATCCTGTTTATGTAAACTTCTTTTAAAATTGTTCCCCAACCCATAATTTAAAATTTTTCTGTAAAGATAATAAATAAAACACAAAGTACGTTACAATTCTTTAACAAAAACACTTGAAATCTTCCTCCAATCCAAATCCCTGTTTATGTTATAAAACACATTCATACGCCAATCAAACACTTTTTCTTTTTCGTCGTAGTATTTATTCCGCTCCACCTGATACCCGTATTTGTCCCGTCTGGGTTCGTAGGAGTACGTTACAACGACTTTTATGTTCTGACCTATCAAAGTATCCACCCGGTTCTTTACGTGCCTTATATACGTGTTCTCGCTCATGTCAGGTGGCTTTGGTTTAAGCGCGTGACCAAATCCTGCAAGGAAGTTCTTTAGGTCTTTCGTGAACAAAATATCGGTGTATGGCACGAATGACACTTTTGTTTTAAGCCCATCCACGTTAACAGGTTTTCGCTTTAACTCGATCACAATATAATGAATTCCTGTTTTTGCCGTCCTGAGTTCACACCCAGATAGCCAGCAATCATTGTAGCCAAGCAGCCACAGTTTGCCCTGTGCCGTGTTACCGTTTGAGTTCGTGTAGTACCCATTTCTTAACACCGACATTTCTGTCAATAAATCGTTTTGTTTGTCTTTTAAGAACATAATGCAATAAACTTTCTGTCCTCAACATTCACTCCGGTCATGTGTTTTGATTGATACAAAACCGTCCGCTTACTTTTTTTGTGCAACCTTGCATAAGTAGAACAACTCACAACCTGGCACGTATCTAAAATTACTTGCGCAACTGTGCAAGCCCTGACCGGATTTTGAAAACATATATTTTGAATTTTCCTGATTTCTGTTGGTGTAAGTTGTTGTTTCATAATGTTTTTATTTAGTTGCGCGGGTGCGCATTACATATACAACATAGTTAGTGGCAAGTGCTACCTATCGTTCATCAAATGAGCCAACCATCCAATAAGGTTGTTCTGGCAAATCAAATACTGCCTTCTCAACAGCATCGTGTTTTTCTGATTCACTCATTTCATTCCATTCTTGTTCAGTTACACCTAAATCATCTAAATCAAATGTGTGGTGTCCATTGCTTTCTGATACTTCTAATTTTACTGATATTTTCATTTTCGTTTAATTTACCGCACCAGCCACTAACAAAGGCTAAAAGCAATTGCCATCAAGCATAGTGCAAATTTTGAGCAGTATTTTAGGCAACTGCTCTTAGCCTCAACCGTTGTGTGCAAGTGCTACATTCGTGCATTTAATGAACATTTGTAGAAGCTTGACCATAATTAAATATTTTCCTCCCCACCAAAACCAAAACGTAAATCATGTATTTCCCAAGCAATACTCGCTGCAAGATTTTTTGAATAAGTGCATCTTGAAGTAAAGCACTTATCCCTTCTTACGTCTTTTTCTGCTTCTTCTTCCCATTCCTTTTTT